TTCTTATACCCCTTTATTATGCGACAGAAAGCGTTCTGTCGTGCTATCTTGTCGTAATGACTGCCCTTGAGAATTTTCTTCTTGTCTTCTTCCGTCACATTCTCTCGGAACATATCGAACAGCTTCTGTGCCATTTCCTCTATGACAGAATCCGAGGTAAAAGAAGAACGGCAGAAAATCGTTTTGAAGTCACATGTTTCATTGACGGTTTTGGCATTATCGACAACGAGGCAAAGGAAGCGTATCTCCTGATTGAATGTTACGGGTTTCTTTTCCAAGGTTCCATAAAACCGCTGCCCGTACAAGGCATCTACCTTGTGCTCGCCATTGGCGAGCGGCACACGAATGAAACGGTAGTAGCGCCCGGACGGTTTTCCGGTATCGGGAATTGTGTTGCCTTCGAACACGGATGCGCCGGATTTGATAGCCTGCTCAAAATCCTCACGAGTTAAATTGATAGTCATAATTTCTTCCTTTCTATTTTTGGGGTATTTATTATTTTTCAGCTGTTTTCTTCGATGCACAATTTGCTGCTACGAATGTTTTCCAACCATTTTTCATCCATAACATTGCCGATGCGATACTTTTTCTGGGATTCGTAGGACCAATCGCAGCCAACGACAACATCGCCGACAGTGTTCAAGTACAGTTCTCCCTCGTTGATGTTGATGCCGATTTTGTCGTTACCGGTATAATCAACCACGAGTTCCGGGGTACGAGGTTCTCTTTTCAAAGACCAGTCGTCGTTGAGGGTTTTTGCACGTCCCTCGTTGAGAAGATACTTTTCGTGAAAGTCTGTCACCATATCATCACGGTTGTATTTTAAACCACTGAGGATACTTGCGCTTTCGTCAGAAATCTCTTCGTGGAAGTTATCGCTGCTGATACAAAGGCCGCACAAATATTCGTCCTTTTCATCGCAGTAATTCCACCATTCGAGACTTGCCAAAGCGAGGTCTTCCATCTTATCGACAGCTTTTCCGTTGGTCACCATATAAAAGCTTCCAACCGAAATGTTTCGTTCTTTCACGGCTTTCAGGGTATAGCGGATGGCAGGTATGTTCAGAGAAATTTCGCCACCGGTAAAGACAATTGTACCGATGTATCTCCTACCGGAAAAACTGTCGAGAAATGCGTTGATGTACTTCTCCTGAATATCTACATTCTCCGCATCACCGCGCAGGCAATGCGCACAGCACATATTGCAGCGCCGGGTGATTTCGATTACTACATTGTTGGCGTCAGAAATGTACATTTTACCTTTTCTCCTTTCCTCGGATTATCAGTTCCCATCCACAAGACTCTCGTCGTGGTTGACAACAGCATCTATCTCCGGAGTTGCGACCTTCAAAAGACCATAACCCGCAAAGAACGAATCAGGAATGTCATACACATCGCCCCAGTCAAAGCAACCGAAGTTGTCGTCAAGTGCCTTTTTGCCGTCTTCGGTTTTTAGGTAATCCCCGACGGCGCGGCGCACCTGTGTGAGAACATCAGATACCTGTTCATGGTCATACTTGAATTGCAAAATGGTCGTTCCTGAGTTGTGCAGACCAAAATACTCTCTGACGGCGATAGTAAAAATCTTTTCCATGTTATTACGCTCCTTTTTGTTATTGGACACAAAAAAGGCGGGCTTCTCATCTGAGAAGTCCGCCCTTTAAGCGAAATTGTGAATTGTACGAAAGGCATAAAACCCTTTCGATATGGGATGTTATCTATCGTACAATACCCATTCTATTCAGTTCGCACATTTTGGCAAGAAAAAATCACCACCTACTTGCATAGGCGGCGACTGATTTACTTGCTATCGTTTTAGTACCTTATTGGGGTTTTCCGTTTCCGAATCAGCCAAGGCGCGTTCCTGAACCCAGTTCGTCCAGAGCGGGACATTTCGTGTACTACTCAAATAGGCTTATATGGATTGGATGCTGATTGGATATTTATGGCTTGCAGTATCCACAAGGCGTATATCCCTGTTTGATAAGTTCCTCTCTTGTGCCGGTGTACTTCTCTCTATTTGCATCGCTTATCTGAGATGCAGAGGAGCAATCAGGGCGGTGGAACTTGCGAGAGTTCGTGTTCAGGATGTATGTCTCGGAAATTGTGTCAGGCTGCTGTGGTTCTTCCACCTCGGTGCCAGAGACATCAACATCCTTGTGGTATTCCCCATACGAGAAGGTGACTTCCGTACCGTCAGAGGTGCAGTAAATATCACCGAGTTCGTCCGTTCTGAACACCTCAACTCCCGCGCTGGCCAGCTTTGCGAGGGTTTCGCTGTGCGGGTGTCCGTAGCTGTTGTCCTTGCCGCAGGATATGACCGCATAAGTAGGGCTCACAGCATCCAGAAATGCCTGAGAGGTGGAGGTACTGGACCCGTGATGCCCGACCTTTAAGACGGTGGATTCGATGTCTTGTTCGGATTCGAGTATCTTCTCTTCTGTTTCCTGTTCGGCATCACCGGTGAACAGGAAAGATGTATCTCCGTAGACAATGCGAATTACAATGGAAGTATTGTTCGTGTCCTCAGGCACGGAATTGACGGCCACAACGGTGACGGTGGCTTCCCCTAGGGTGAATGTATCCCCAACTGCCGGGACGGTAATGCCACCGCCTCTCTCGTCCGCACGAGCCTTAAAGTTCCGGAATGCCTTGCTGTCATATTCTGTCACAGGACAGAATGTGACATCGGCTGTGTCAGCCTCGAAAGCACCCGAAAGACCTCCGATGTGGTCTTCGTGGGCGTGTGTTCCTACGACATAGTCTAAGTGTCCCTCTGTCTCGCGCTGTAATACTGAGTATACAAGGTTCGAGTCATCGGCATTGCCGCCGTCAATGAGCATCGAGTGCCCATCGCAGGTGACGAGGGCGGAATCTGCCTGCCCGACATCGATAAAGTGGATGGTAAAGCTGCCGCCTTCCGATACGCCAGCCGTCTCCTGACCGCTTTGTGCGGTAGTTTCTGAGACGACCCCGGATACAGGAAGGCTTCCCGGAGATTCCGGTGTCTGACCGCAGCCTGTGAATGTCAGTGTGAAGAACGCGGCAATTACCGCTGCAGTTCTCCGAAGAAATTCGTGTTTGGTTTGCATGGGTTTTGTCTCCTTTCAAATAAAAAAAGCGGGCCCATCCCCCGAAAGGGATAAGTCCGCTAAAAACGAAATTGTGAATTGTAAGATATCTGGTATCTATCGTACAATTCTATTCTACCGGTATCGCAAGAACATGCAACACTCAAACCGTATCCGAAACCTCATGACACAGCATCCTGTCCGCATAAATACAGCAGAGAACCAAGCCAAGGCTCGCAACGCAGCCGAACGCGACATGTTTCGGGGAAAGAAGGAGCCATTCGATGTCGTTCATTACTTTCACCCAAAACAAAACGCCCATCATAGCAATGATGAGCGGAATAAAGACAGTTCCTGTGTAATGCAGGAATTTTCGGATTTTTCTTTTTTGCATCCTAAAACTACATCTCCAATCATGCTTGCAAAACAGCCTGAACCACATATCTCTGATTCGTTGGGCTGTAATACCCAAACGGATAGCAGGTATACATGATAAGTTTATCGATTCCGTCTGTGAAATTAACGAGGACAGTGCCGTCATCCGCAATCACGGTGCTCGCGTCCGAGGACACATAACCGGGCATTGCTAGGGTGACGGAATACACATATTCCCCGTAATCGGTGTCTACCACAAAGTCATCTCCTATGCTGACATATTGCAGCAGAGAAAACACGCTGTCGTTATGAGAGCAAAGCAGATGCCCTCCGGTCACACCGACTTGGTAAGAACCCGGATACTGATATACCCCGCCGCGTTGATTCAAAAGACTCTGGTCATCGCCCCAGATAAGAGAAGCGTTCAGGCCAATCGCGTCACAGGTAATCGTGCCGTAGGCTTGACCCCAGGCAGCAGGTACAACATCGCCCCAGACAGAGGTCGCTGCACTAACAGGTTCAGGCGTCGGTTCAGGAGTCGGACCCGGGGAGGGTTCGGGTTGCGGTGTAGGAGACGGTTCAAAAGGCGCAGCGGGTTCCGGGCCTGGTTCCGGTATGCCGGATAGGTCCGAGATTTGCTGTTCTTCTTCTGCTGTTTCTTGCGTCGCAGATTCAGAGGTATTGAGAGAGGATTCGGATTGTGCTGATTCGGCAGGCAGAGGTTCCGCTTGCCATGAACAGCCTGCAACACTGGTCAGCACAGCCAATGTTGCAACGAGTATCAGTGCTTTGGTTCGCCGCATTTGAGTTTGTCCTTTCTTAAACAAAAAAATATATAAAAAAGCTGCCCTCAGTTCTTGTCGAACCGGGGCAGCCTTTTAGCAACGGACAGAATCAGCCATTTTTGTGTGCTTTCCGAAAGAATTTGTGGCTTACACTCCTTCACCTTTCGGATTCCGCATGTACTCATGCCGTCATAATAGAGCAGGACACCAATATCTTCTGGTATCTCTCCTTTGACCTTCTTATATAACTCAGTGGGCATCGCATAGTAGTTGCAATGCCCGACGAAATTGTGCCCGTGTGCCGAGTGAAAATCGCTCACAGAAATCTTGATTTCCACACAAGTGATGACGGCATCGAGCGTATACAGATGATTCGTCTTGTGGAAGTGGCACCATTGCTCGGAACAGTGCTCCCTGCAAAAATCCGGCGATGAAATATTCTTGACGCAGGTTGCTGCTTTCGCCTTTTCCTGTATCACAGCAGGTGCAACATCCGTATCCGTTTCGATGAGCGAGGCCAGTTTGCAGGTCCCATATTTGGTTTCGGAGGTAAAGCATTCCTGAACCCTGACGAAATCGACCAATCCGGATTTGACAGACCCGCATTCTACCGGCACTTCTATGGCATCGAACCCTTGACGAAACGAATCCACCCGATACCCGCCGTAGCTGGAAGGATGCCACGCATGAAGCGCGGCTTCAATATCGCGGGTCAGCTGAGTTTTCGCCATCAGGTATCACCGGAAAATCTGCTGACCAATCTCTACCATCTTACGGCGTTTGCGGTGCAGCGAAACAAGCTGGTACACAGCGACGGCAAATGCCGCAGCGGAAAGTAATTTCAGAATCTTTTTCATAGTGGTCCTCCTTCGTTATTTTTGCAGTTTTGTACTTTTCTATTGTTCGGCGGTATATTGCCGCAGCATAAGTTCCTGTACCGTCATGACCGTAAACCCTTCCTTTTCCGCCTCATTGAGGGCTTCGTAGTAGTCGTCTACATACAGAGCCTGCGCAGCATTCAGACCGGCAGCTTGGGTCAGAAGTTTCATGACGGAGGTCTTCCGTTCTGGGGTGGCAGTCCCGATGACATCGAGGAACTGTCCCGGATAGTGCATTTCAAGCCACTGCTTTTTATACGGTAGGGTCATACTGTCCTGCACACGGGTGATGCAGTATTTCGGGACACCGTCGCAGCTCTCGAGGAAATGCTGGACAAGCGTATTGGCTTCCCCAATTTCGTCGAATACCCTATACCCGCCCCGGTTCTCAGCCTCATACCGCAGTAGCCGTGCCCTGTGTGCATCAGCAGTCGCGTCGAGTTTCTGTTCCCGATAATGGATGAGAAGGGTATCGTCGAAATCGAAGAACATCATACGAATTTTAGAGAAATTCACTAATATCACCCTTCCTCAATTTCTCGCCGATGCAATTTCGTGTCGAACGACCTCGGCTTCGGTATAGAACTCATCGGTGTAGTCATTATCGTTCGTCTCCTGATAGACCTTGTGCCGGTACGGCGCGGAGCCTTCCTGCTCGATGAAAATGCGCCAGCCGCCGGAGGAGAAGCAGACAAAGAGAATCGTGCCGTCATCTAAATAAAGCCGGACTCCGGCAACATCGAAACACCCGATTTCATCCTCGAAGTATCGAGAATTTTCGATACAAACGATATCATCGCTATAGCCGTAAATCTTGACCATTCTTTTACCGCCCCCTTTACTCGATTACAAAATCCTTTGTAGCATCCTCTGCCTCACTGTACCGGCTCGCATTGTGCCGAGCAGCCTGCAAGAGAACATCACGCTCGGCATCGAGCGCCGCCTGCATTGAAGTCTGCTGTACCTGCTTGGCATGGGATGTGCGAGTGTTCTTGTACTGCGGATACTCTGCGACGATTTTATCCATCAAAGCCCAGCGCTCTTTGTCGGAAAGTGCGTTCAGGTTGATGTTATCGCGGCGCAGCCGTTCAATCGCATAGTCTAAATACGCGAATTCATCCGCAGACGGGATAGCTTCTATATAGTCCCGCATCGTGGCGGGAGGGCCGTTGTAGGTCGCCATGGCTTCATTGTACAGCGTTTCTGCAACCTCTGACCCGTACCACTTATCCGGCTCATAGCCATGATTCCGGTACACTTCCGCTACCCATAAAGGGAACGCTTCGCTGTAGGTCATATAGTCCCTCCTTCTCAAAAATCCCCGAACGAGAGCTGACGGCTCTGTGAGACCGGGATATTGGTTTTTGGCTTTGACGAGTGCTTAACTTCCCCGTACTTGGTGAGATTCCGGCATTTATATCCGTAGCCCTTCTGTGCGGCAGAAATCGACTTGTATCCGTATCCGCTTGCATCGTCCAGCACCTGGTCCTTGTCGTTCAGATTGACGACAATATACCGCACATCGTTGGGCTTAGAGAGCCGGGACGAACGAATAACGGTATAGGGGATGCGCTTATCGAATTGAGGCTTTTCTTCTTCCGGGTCCGGTTCGGGCTTTGCGACCTTCTCCTCTTCCGGCATTTCAAGCTGGACATCGACCCCTGCCTTAACGAGGGATTCGAGCGTAGAGGCAAGGGTCTCGTACCGCGTATTCTCCACGGTATTCGTATCCTGCTTCTTCCGCTCCTTCCAGACCTTCAACAGCTGACGTTCGCTGAAATTGATGATAAGACCACGGTCTTTGAGCATCTTACGAACAACATAGGTAGAAAGAGAAGCGTAGTTCGCATATTCGCCGATATGGTGCTTGATATCCACCTCGGTCTTGGACATAGCTGCTTCGAAATCCCTGTGATTGTCGAGCCAATCCTCAATAACGCTGAGCAGTTCCTTCTTGGACATGGATTCCTCTGCCAGCTGCTTGTTTTTCCGGACATAATCCTCACAGGCAGCGAGAATCGAATCGTAGCCGTTCATGGCGCTGTTATCGATGATTTGACGGTTTGCAGCATCCACAATGATGTACTGCTCACCACGGCGGATGATAGAGATACCTTCATCAGCCGTCTTCTTTTCTTCCTTGACATTGCCGCCGACATCGAATTCCGGCAGAGAATCATCGGTCATGATTTGCTCGATGATGGTATCGAGGTCCTGCGTATAGTCCTTGGAAATCGTATAGCTTTCTGCCTTGGCAAAGACCTGCTTCGTGATACAGGTGATTACCGCGTCCAGGAACTTGTCAGGGTCCGGAATCTCGATTTCATACATCATGTTATCGCGGATATTCCAGACAACACCCTGCTTTAACCCGGTTGCCAGCATATAGCAGGCACATTGCAGGAAATGCTTGTGCGCGAGCGAAGACACGAATTTCAGCAAATAGACCTTGTTGTCCTTCACGACATCCGCCATGCCGCTGATAACAAGTTTCTTCTTCGCCTTGGTATCTACCACGGCAGTCAACTCACAGCGTTCCTGTACGGACTCGTCGGGAGTGAACACCATAGACAAGCGCTTGTTCAGGTCGGTTTCCTGCGCTCTCGTAATAAAGGGCAACTCAACCTGCTTCACATACCGGTCCTGACTCGTCATCAGCATCGTCAGGAACAGGACCTTCTCCTCCACGGATTTCCAGCTGGAAGGCAGCGCCACCTTCTTGTCGTTATGCAGGTACATGTAGAAGGCAATCGCACTGTCGATATCGTAATAATCGAAGAAGTTCGCCTGCTGGTAGATGCCGATGCAGGGAGCCAAATCAATCATCGCATCCGAATGCTTGATTTCGATTTCATGTACATCCTTATGGAAGACCGGCGTCGTATTGATAAGCTGGTAGCAGTGCTCCACATCCTCATCGAACTTGAAATCGAACATCTCAGAGATATCGAACTTTGTATTGAACTCCTGATTTATCTTGACGGGAGTCATCAGAGTCTTATCGCTGACCAGCCCAAATCTGTCCTCTTTTTTCGGAGGCTCTACAAAGATGACCTCATCCTTACCGCGACTCGCCGCAACGCAGAAAAGGTTTCTCAGAATCTCATACCGCGCCATAGGCTGAAATACACGAGAGCACCAGTAGGATTCCGTGAAATCAAAGACAACACAGATGGGGCGCTCCATGCCTTTACTGCCGTCAAAGGTCGTAAAGATACCAACGTCTGCACCGGGTGCTACATGCTTTTCGCCATCAGGTTCCTTGATGCTGGCATATACATGGTTCTTGTCATAGAGGTTGCCGGGTCTTGCTTCAAGTTCATTCAGAACCTTTACCATAGACCCCGTTCTGGCACCGAGACACAGGACATCCTTCGGGTTCTTGGTATCCAGATAGTCTATCACCTGCTCACGGGACATGGTCGATACCTTACAGTTCTTGTTCACGCCGTTGATATCCTTGCCCCAGATGTTTCCGAGCCGCTGTGCGAGGTCATGGGACAGGCGGAAACATTGCGTGAAATTGACCTGTGTGTGCTTGCCTAAGAACTTATGGATGAACGACCAGATATCCAGCGAGGTCTGGTCATAGATTTTCTGCTTCATGTCCCCAACCGCGATGATTTGAAGGCCTGGGTTCGATTCCTTGATGTATTCGAGCATCTTCGAGATTTCCTCGTTGATGTCCTGATACTCGTCGATGATAAGCACATCAAAGTGCCCGACAGGAACGCGCTTCCTCAAGACCATCCCAATCTGCTCGCCCTGTCCGACATTCTTGATGCCGCGCCGGTACAGGATTTTCGAGGCAAATCCATGATAGTTCTGGACCGTGACATTATCGTTTAGAATCTTTTCCTGCGCATCGAGTTTCAAAAGCCGGTTATAGGTCAGGTACAGAATCTCCTTAGAGGAATCAAACTCGTTGCACAAAACATTGATGGTGGACGTCTTACCGCTTCCGATACAGGCATCGCACAACACGTTTTTCCCGTCAAGCGCCAGCCGTACAAGGTCCTGCTGTTCGCTGGACAAGTCATTGAGCGTCATTGTAATCCCTCCGAATAGTAGATTGGCAGGCAACAAAAAGACCCTGACAGCTATCACAACAGCCATCAGGGTACATTTTTTAGTCTATAATTTAGATTGTATGCAGTTCGCACAAATGTGCAAGGGGCTGTTGATAAAAATCGCTGTTTGTATATTTTATTTTATGTGCTAACCGCTAGCAGAAAGGGGATTAGAGGAGCATGGGTGATGTAGTGTCCCTATACCAACTCGATAGATTCCGCCTCGATACGATGCCATTTATCGGTGCTTGCATCGTATTCCAGCACATCTTTTCCGACCATTTCCCCGTTTTCGATATACTCTAAAATGTGTCGGACCCGCATTTGCGGATTATCGTTCCTCGCGTGCCACAACGCGATATCCTTGTTGTCGATGACGAACGCATGTTTATAGCTGACAAAGGGGCTACCGAGAGGCTGCGTTTGTCTACTTGCCTCGTAGTATGATTTCACATAGCCATCACGGGAAGTGTTGCGAATAGCGCGGGCACCTTCCTTGTCGCCTTGCTCGTCCAAGGTTTGTGCAATTTCGTCCACACACCGACAAAAATGCGTGGGGTCTTGACTGTATTTGGCAAAAATCAGTTTTCTGATTAACCGCATTGTGTCTTGCTGCGTCACAAGCATGCTCCCTTCACTTTTCTGTCGAAACCAAAAAGATTTTCTTAGAGAAAGTTCCCTTCTCTGCTGCTTTCTGGCTCCGTACCTGTTCAATTTCTCGTTTGGAAACAGCGCAAGTCTTGCCCATAGCGTACATGACCTCCATCACATCTGCCATTTCTTCCGCGCAGTCAAGAGCACTCCGCTCCTTGGCAGTGTAGGCTTCCAGCAATTCGGCGACCTCTTCCTGCAGTTTGTTCATCAGAGCGTCCTCGTACTCTTTGTCAGACAGCGTGCGCGTAACACAGGTCTCCCCGTTCTTCTCAATGATAGCCGGGATATTATCTCGGACAAGTTTCTGGTACATCATGGCTTTATGCTCCTTCCAATTTACAGTGCCGCAGCGGTATGCGCAGCTCACGACAGGTGTTTTCGATTTCTCGTTCGTTTTCGGCTCCATCAAACACTACACATCCTTTTTGCTGCTGTTTGGCGAGGTATGTGGACAAATCATCGTTTGTGACGGGAATGAAAGAGTATCCCCGCTCGCTGGCGTACATAGCCGCCAAAGCAGCCATCTTCTTACCAGATTCTGCTGCAATGACGACCTTTTCCCGTTTTGCCAGCATCTTATCGATGCACTCTGACATTTGCTTGCGGGACTTCGTCATCGATAACGGCGTTCCCGCAACTCCGCAAAAGAACCAATCCTTTTCGCAGATTTTGTCCTCACACTCTTGGCATTTTAGGTAGACGACATTGCCGTTTGTATACGGACAATAATTCCCCATGCTCAAACCTTTTTGAAATATTTCTCGACAAACTCATCCGGCAGTGTAATGTGCATCTTATCTGGTCCGGTGAATTCCTTGAAACTCTGCTCGCCGCCGCACCATTCCAAGCGCCAGATGGTCCCGCGCTTTACCCGATATGGAATTTTCTTGCCATCTGGACCAATAGCATCAAGCCATACATCGAACGGCTTGACGCATTTATAGTTTGTATTGTACATACTGACCCCTCACTTTTTGGGCAGTACCCAAATCTCAACGTTCACATTCCAAGCGTTGGCAGCTTCCTCGATAAGGTTCAGCACTGTCACCCAGTTTCCGCCTGCCAACCCGCAGCCGAGACCGTAAGGAACGCGGAAAGTTGCGTCAGGGTGTTCTTTCATTGCTCTGAAAAGAGCCGTTCCCAGCGCCGCGTAGTTCGTCTGACGCTTATCTCTGCCGAAACTCAATTGCCCGAACAGGTTAGCAACATACAGCTGCGGGGCGACCTGAACCACCTGAAAGTCACCGAGTTTCTTTGGACTGCAAACTTTCACATATTCGTCGAACACGACGGGCCACTTATCCCGAATCTGTCTGGCAAGACCCGCACCCATTGCGGCACGACAGTTCACCTGATGGCAGATGATAGTATTCTCGTTACGAGTCGGCGGTGTTAAGATATTGCCCTCAATAAGGTTGACACTCATAGTCATTCACCAATGTCTAAGATTTCGTATTTTCTCGCTGCAAACCCCAGCAGCTCATTGTAAATGCGAGTCGCGATTTCAAAAAACTCGGTATCGCAGATTTCTTTTCTGCGCAGGAAACGGTTGTCCTTCTGCATTTCCGCAGCGGTATTTGTTACGATAGCCCAGATGCAGCTGTTAATGACAACGGGTGGCACAATGTCGTCTGCCCAATTCTCAACCGCATATTCGCTGACCGCATATTGCGTGTCATACACCCCATCGTTAAGTTTCGCGCTATAAAACTTTGCCTGTCTCTCGCCCATGATGGAGTTTGTGATGCTCCGGGCAGTCTGGATATCTTTGCCCTCCACATTGCAGATTTCAGGACCAAAGAAGCCTTTCGTCTTGTTGCTGAGAAGGACAAGCTGCATTGCCAATGCCGTAGCGCACTTGGAGAATTTCTTGGCATAAGTATCCGGTATCTCAACAGGAATATATTCAGCCGCAGGACCCTGCAGATAGTATTTCTGTGTATTTTTTTTGTCGTGCGAACTCTCGAACAAAATCGAGGGCAACGCAACCATAATTGCTTCATTTACATTTGCTTTAACAGTTCGTAAAACTGCGATATTTGCCAGCATTCTTTTACCCTCCTCGCTTTTTACTGAGCCTGATATTTTGCGATAATTCGCCTTGCTTCCCTTTTCGGTACGCCGAACAGAGATACAGCAATTCGACTCAGTTTGTCTTTCTGTGTAGTGTCTGTCAGGACCACAATGCGATGCATATCATGGATATCAGTAGCGACAACCACCTGAGCAAACCCGATTTTATCTTCAACGAACAGTCGCTTTAATTCTTTTGCAAACTCTTCCTTGCTCAGTTTAAGCATATAATCACTGTTGATGAACATGTCGAGTGGGAAAATATGCTCGTTATCGAACTCCTTCGGATGCGCATTTGCAAGGTCGAGTTCCGGGCGGAACATGGTTTTATCATGCACCAAGCCATAAATAATACCGGCTGCTTCGCCACTTTTGCAATCAATTACAAATTGCCCTCGCTGTGCATCAGCCATAAGTTGTCCCCTCCGCAAGTTTTTCGTATATATTCTGTGTGCGTGTGTTGTTTTCGTCTTTGTGCATGAGCACGACATTTGCCATGCTTGTATAATAGCTGGCATCACTGTTACCTTCTACGGTAAATTTTATGTTCTGCCCGTTATCGACTACCTCGTAGCTGATGAGTTTACCCGTGACCCACTGATTATTGTACCGGAAGTATATGTAGTTGTATTCCGTGGCGGCTGTCTCGGGCGTCATGTTTATATCCGAACCAGCCGTCTCAGTAGTCTCTGGGGTTGCCATATGAATGATTTGCGCAGGCAAGTCCTTGATGCCGTCCATGGTCTTGTCTGCCACCTCACTGCATCCCTCGAACGCTACAGAAATGGTTGCGACAGCAAGAAGGAAGAGCGTTTTGTGGATGAACGAGAGAAATCGCTTCATAGACATGCCCCTGAAATATCTTCGATGATACGGAATGTTTTGCTTGTTTTGATACTTGCATTATACCATGAAGTTGTATTGAATACAACGATGAACGCTATATGTTCACGGATTAGATACATTTTTAGCAAAGCAAAAAACGCCCGCAAAAAGAAAAGACCCGCCTGTTAGCCGCAGGCAGGTCTTTCTTCGCAGTGAGCGTTTAAGGTCGGCTCAGGACCCTATTCGTCTCTACCGAAGCAACGTCATCAACGCTGTTCAGTATGTTTTATTGTATGCCAGTCGCACGGGTCGTCAACTATGTTTTGCAGCGACACAGCAAAAAAGGAGTCTCACCCGCTGATGCAGGCAAGACTCCTAATTGGCTCAGCTTAATCTTCGAGGTCGAAGCTATACCCTTTCTTGTCCATTGTCACGAAGCCATTGCGGGTCTGACATATGCTGTCACCGAAATAAGCTTCGAGGGTCATGCCGGTGTCCTCGCCATCCAGCCACTGCGGGCGCATATAGGCCGCAAGGTCATACAATACGCCGACTGCGTAGGCAATCAGTTCATCGCTGTTCATCGCTTCGTTGACCGCATCGTCATCGGCCTCGACAGGGATACCGATGGAGGCGGTAATGGTGTCCGGTGTGTTGTCGTCTAAGTGACGAGTAGCGGTGAGCTCAAATTTTAGGATGTTAGTTTCCATAATATGTTCTCCTTTGTATTGATGTGTGCTTGCTACACTTTCAATTCTAGGCCGTTCGCATAGCTGGTCAACTGCCCAATCATCCTGAAATCCGACTAGGTCGGATTTTCCGAAAATTTCTTTTGGAAACAAAAAAATAGCCCGCACAGAACTGAATCTGTACGGGCTGGTATTAGTCATGAGGATGTTCGTGGCAGGGTTCAGGCGGCATACCATGCGGGTCAGGCTCAGGGAAGCGGCCATGGTCCCCGATGATTTCCGAAGTACGGATACCGTTCGCTTTCCGACATGCCTCGATGGTCTTAGAAAGCACTTCCTTGACATCACGCGGATTCTTGATGCGGCGGATGTCGATTTCCGGTGTCATAGCATCCGTAGAGCAGAGATGGATGCTGCCGACACGGCAAAGGCGCTCATAAAAGTTCTGCTTGAACGCGATGTCCCGGACGCGGTACAGCTGAATCTCATCCTCGCGCAGGTTAAAGCAGCCACGCTGGATGATGAGTTTGGTCTCGGTCAGGGTGTACTTTGTAAATGACAGTGGCAGAGAAAAGATGGTGTGGCGTTTGCGGTCGGTCCAGAGAATCTTCTCCTTGTCCAAGTCGATGCCGAACTCGCCGTTTTTGAGGGTGGACATGGTATGGCTCCTTTCGTTATGGGATTTGTTTGGGTTGTTGGTATTTATTAGTTGGTACTGAGATGATTTGAATTATTAACATTATACCATTTGTTTTTGCAATTTTCAATTGTACAAGAGATGGCACAAGGAATTTTCGTTTGTTCTTATGTTTTTTATTTACATGTTATCTTTATTATCAAAATAATCTGTCACCTTTTTCAAGCTCTCTATACTGGCTACGGTAGAATAAATTTTGTATCCATAAGTTTTGTAATCTTGTGGAGCCGGATAGTCAAGCTGTATAAAATTTCCAACTCCTTCGAAAATTGCATAGCAAATAATAGGAATCCCAATTTCAATCAGCATGTGTTTGTTATCAATTATCTTTCCAGATGCGTTTGAAATCGTCAGTTTGAAATCGTATCCACTTGTTGTATTTTCATGCAAAATTTTATTTCTTAGATAGTAACATTTTTCCCCAGTAAATCCGTTGTCTGCGAGTGCTTTTCCATCCGGACCACCATTCTCTATTACATATTCATCAAACCATTTTTCATATCGATTTCTTACCTCAGTTTTGCCAAAATGGGCATATGCGATTGCTCCACATGTATCGGGCAACGTAAGTGCCAGCTGTAATGCTGCCCCATAAAGACCGAATTCCAAGCATAGATGTGCTTCCTTTGCTTTGGCGGCAATCGTATAATAAGTGTACCCATCCGGGCAGTCCAAGCCTGTAATACGCTCTTGACTTTTCAGTTCATTATAAAACGCATATTCGTTTGGTGCGAAGGGTCCATTTTTGTTTTCGCAGTACATTTCATGATTAACTCTTTGTAACTTTTCGTAGTATTCCGTACATATCACGAAGATTCCATCTTTTGTCAATCCCATCCTTTTATCTTTCCCGTCCATCTTAGAACCCCCTATCTATATTAAACCAAAAACCTCCCACCGCAGTCAGCATGCTACTGATTACGATGGGAGGCTCAAACCTTTTGTGATAGTCTTATTATACCACGCTTCGTGAATTACTCAAGACCAATCTCAATAATTCAGTCAATATCCAAGTTGTCAAATTCTTTGTGAGGACGAAGATGCTCTGGACGGATGTATTGGGGTTGGTTCAGGACATCTGTCTCGGCGTTGAGTGCTGATAAGGACTGCTATAGTTTTTGGGGTGATGGTGGTTACGATGTCATGGTGAGCGCTTGTTACGGTTTTGTTCGTTACTGTGGCATATCAATCGTCGTCATCATCATTCTTATCATAGCCACTGCACTCTTCACGATGTTCGCAAAAATCGCAACAGCAATCATCTGTAAACTCACCGGTTTCCCAGCATAAGTCGGTAGGATACATTACAAGACCTCCTTTCACATATCTCTAATTTTTCTCTTCTGATTTGCTCACAAGTTTTTTCGCGACAGATATTCTTCCAATTTTAGATAATCCATAGTTATTATACACCATTTCTGTCCTTTTCAAAATGGTTTAGTATATTCTTAGCTTTCTCCTTCACCTTCCTCATATATTCTTCCATATACACCCAGTCAGGCTGACCGGTCTTGTCTATGGGAAGCATAATTCTTGCAACATAAAAACAACATCGGTATGTCAATTATCCGACTTCACCGCATTGCACTTTTTGCACAGCATCTGCAGGTTGTTGTCGGTGGTATGCCCGCCCTTGCTCCAAGGAATGATGTGGTCGCCTTCCATATCCTTAAAGGCGTACTCGGTGTTGATGCCATTTGCAACGCACAAGGGACACTTGTGACCTTGCCGCTCATAGGCGCGGAGTTTCTGCGACTCAGTGAATGCGCGAAGGGACAGGTGCTTCTCATCGCGCCAAGTACGGTCAGAGAGGATAAACGGGATGATGCCTGCCTTCTTGGTTACGTCATCATCCAGCACGAGTTTCTTGATGTCAGCTTCCAGAGCGTTGCTGTTGTACTGCTTTGCATGATACTTGTTGTAGAGCAGTCCCCATGCCTGTGCATCCGTAATTCCCTTCCGTTTCGTCGGGAACAACATCTTCGCCCAGTTGATGACAGACTGGAAGTAAAGCCAGAGGTCATTGGCATCCTCGTCATGCTGGTGAACCGCCATGTACATCTGCCCGGATTCCAGACCGTCACGGTCAGCAATCCATGCCAGTGCTTTTTCCAGCAACTCCTGCCGAATCGGGTTGCCTTTCAGGTATCCGTCCGCCATCTTCGCAGCAACGCAGTTGCGTTTCGAAAAGTAGTTTTTGGCATCAGCCAGCCACGGTCCTGTGTATGTAGCGTTCAGAAGCTCCTGCGGAGTCAGAACTTCGCCAGCAATGTTAATGCGCTTGAACCATTCCAATTTCTCGGCTTCAGTGCCTTCGCAGACATAGACCGTCAGCTCATAGTCCAGAATTGCCTGCTTTTCCTCGTTGGTCAAGTTTTGGAAGAACTTGTCGTTGCCATTGATTTTGATAGGAAAATCCTTGTTAATGTACTGGGCAATAGAGACGGTACGCTGCTGCCCATCAAGAACCTCGTATGTGTCAGCCCCGGTCTTAGACCAGTACATGACATTCAGCGGAAATCCGTTCATTACGGAATCGATGACGGCTGCACGCTGCTTCTCCCCGTAAATAAACTCACGCTGGAAGGATGGGCGAATCGTAAGACGGTCATTGTAGCCAAAGACACCGCCATCGCCATTATCCTTGTAGTTTTCGACAAGGTCAGATACCTTGATTTTCGTTTCTGTGATTTTCATAGTTGTTTACGACCTTTCTTCTTTTGAGGCGTACACTCTTTTTTAATCTGCTTACGGAGCTTAGCCTCTTGTTGCTCTCGTAATTTCCGTAATGCATCTGACGGTGCAGCTGTATCCGGTTTTACATCGCCGCCATCCTGATACCACCCGGCAGAATCATGCATTATATCGACGATATATGTTTGACACTCCCCGCCGATACTTTGTTCTGCGTGATATTGGAATACATCGATGTTCTCAAGAAGGCACCCACGAGTTAATGAAATAGCGTTAGCGAGCGAAAGATTCTTATAGTCGATTCCGGAATTCATTATGGCGTGTGCAACATCAGTAATACCGTTATATGAGGCTCCATAAGAGCCAATTTCTGTTGATAAAACAATAGATGATTTGGCAGTGTCGATAGTGTAAGTACAAGCCATTCTCCCAAATTCTAAATACCCACTAATCTTAAATATTGTGCAGCCGTTACCATTGACGCGGAAGTATTCATTCAATATTTTTAACGGCAAATCATCAATGGTGGCTTGCTTCCCATATTTTTTACGTATATCATATAAGAATTGCATTACGGTCAGGTTTTCTCTTACTTTTGCATCGCCACAATGGCTTACAACGATACGATTTGGAAAAGGTACTATTTTTTCGGCAGTGTCATCGTATTGAACATGCCCTTTACCATCCCTGCGAGTAGTGCGCGTATCAGCGCAGACAACAATGCCTTCAGGAACAATAGTATGTATAATCAGTGACATATCACGCCTCGGCTTTCTTTTGAATGAAAATCCGCTGATAAACCGAATGTAAGTATTTTCCGTGCTTACTAACACTGTAATCGCATTTACCTTTACCCGGAATTTTTGGGGACATTTTATCTCTCAATGCGCCGGACCCAGAAGGCGAAACTCCGTCAGTCTTCAAAAATGTGTATTCGCCGTCAGGATAATACACTTCAATTCGGCAAGGCGTATCATCGAACATGGAACCACCAACAATCTCAAACTCATCCGGGTTATACTTATCCAGAAATGTGATAGGTACGCCCATAACACCCTTGTAATCCACCGGGATATCCGCAACCCTGTCTACATTGATGGCATCGTAGTTATCGTAGTGGGGGTAGCGCTCCTCCGCATCCGGCAAAGGATTCCCGTCATCGTCATAGTACCGCTGCCAGAGAATCAGCTTTTCGTGGCGCTTCTGGATATCGAGGTTGGTATACCACAATTTATTCCCGAATTTTTTGATTGTCCCGTCAGGTTGTACGAATTCTTTTACAGAAGAATATCCAAGCCAGACTTCATTGTTCTTTAGCATCGGGAAAATTTCTTTGTAAGTAATCCAGTTGAGGTCTCCGATGATAACAAATTGCTTGCCATGCTCGCGTAAACACTGGACATAAGCCCTTGCAAGGGAAAAGGGCGGATTCGTTACCACAATATCGCTCTCATCCAGCAAGTCGAGACATTCCTTGTTTCGGAAATCGCCGTTACCTTCCAGCGGGGTCTTAACTCCGACTTCCACATTGTTGTCGTCCCCACCCTCGTATTCCATCTTGTAGGTGGGCTCGGTGCGGTCGTAGTGTGTGGAAATCAGCTTCTTTAAGCCGAGCTCAGCGAAGTTCAGGTGGAAATACCGCCAGAAAGCAGACCAAGTGGGGTCGTCACAGTTACAGAATACAACCTTGCCCGCAAAATGCTTTTTGTAGTGCCGCAGTTCCTCCGCGACATCCTCGATTCTGGTATAGAACTCGTCGTTCTTAGCGTCTTTCGCTTTATGCAAATTATCGTTCTTTGCCATCTCCGTATCCTCCAAAAACAAAACCCCCGATGCCGTAACATCGGAGGCGTAAAAATCAATTATTTATCGTTAAGAATCGCCAGCAACTCATCGAGGCTGGTCACATACTGGTATTTTCTCGCCATCTCACCAGGCACTGGAATCAACTCGCTCATGTAATAAAGAACCTGCACTCCGTTGCTGGTGCATTCGTTATACTTGTCGGTATCCCGCTGCTTTCGTGCCTCGAAATCCCCGTCATCGCTGCCGTAGGGGTAAAAGTGCTGCACACCCTGACACTCGATGGCGATGTTCTTGCCTGGCAGGAAGAAATCCAGACGCTTCTTCCCCATCCACGGAAACATCTTTTCCCGCTGATACTCGATACCGTTGCATTTGAGCATCATGAGCACATCGTTTTCGAGGTAGGACTTCTCGCGCAGGAAATCTTCCGTATTTCGGTAGATTACCGGCTTGGCAGTCTGACTGATAGCTTTGTTGGGGTTCAGTTTCTTGTAATGCACGGTCGTCGGTCGGACATAGACGACCTTGCCGCTTTGCAGATGCCGGAAATGTCCGCAACGCTCAGATTGGAGCACGCAGAACCCGGCAAACGCCCGTTTCCCAGCACCGTCATTCACATAGACGACGATGCCCTTTTTGAGGTCCACGATAGTCTGCTTGGAGGTATTCAGGCATTCTCTGACATCCTTGACCGTTTCCTGCTCCCCGTTCGCGTGTACGATGCGCTGCTCGACCTTCCGACTCAAACGCCGCCGTTTCCAAAGGCATATCGTGTGCAGCCAGATTTGCAGTATCAGCGCCGCTGAGCTTGGAGCCGTCACGGTGTTCCGTTCATGTAGGGAATCGCGCTCGGTTCGCAGCCACCGTTCCAGCATGTTGCCAGACTCGTTCAGAACGGAAAGGTAGCCGTATACCCCATTCCGGGTGTTCACTGCCATCATCAGCCCGTCCACGCCGAATTCCTTCTCTGCCCTTTTCAGCTCGACAAATACCGCCATTTCCCGCATCCGCCAGTTGTCGGTAGGCATGACCATAGCACAGGTATTCTCGCCCTCAAAGCCTACGAGAATCGGGCATAGGAAAGTTGTGTCAGCCCTTCTGTGGACAATGATATATAATGACGCACCGTAGGTATCATCTACCTTGATAGCGTACTCATCGTAGGGCTCAAGCCCATACTCGCCGCGATTCAATCGAAAGTCACCGATGACCGATTCGTTGTCGGTCGTGAGTTTCGCAATGGTAGGCAGCTGCAGGATACGAGTAAGACCCTTGACGACCTTATAGCATTCTGCGCTCTTCCCTTGCATTTGGTACTTGTCATGCGTCAAGTAGAATTCGCGTTGCCATTCGGCGCTATTATTATTCATGTAAAATCCTCGCTCCCGGCTACTTAGTGCCGAGAATCTGTAGGTATGTTATTTTCTGAATCAAGTGCTTTTAGCATCTGTTCAGCTAATGCCACCGAAAGCAGCGGCGGGACCGCGTTGCCGATTTCTAAGCGTTTCAGGCAATCCGAGCCGTAGAACTGATAGCTGTCAGGAAAACTCTGCAACCGTGCTCCTTCACGTATCGTAAGTGCCCTCGAATCTCTCGGATGGATGCATCTTGATGAGGACGGACAGGCAAAGTTCCGTGTGATGGTAGTGGCGGGTTTCTCCCACCAGAGTTTCGCGTAGGTGTTCTTGAACCCGCTCTTTGGTCTGAGTTCTTCCGGCAAATCATCTTTGCCTTGCCCATCTTTGAGCGCCGCCATGATTCTGCGAAGATGGGCGCTGTTGTTCGGGGCTTTATGCTCCGTGAGCGTAGCGGATTCACTCTGCCGGACCCATTGAAGGAATGTATTGCCGGGAGGAGCGGCATACACGGTGCTTTCCTCCCCGCACGAGAGCGCAGGCAGGTCTTTAAGTGCATCTTGCAGCGTCACATACGGTAGTAGTCCTTCTCCGTGGGTAGGTTCCGGGTATTGAAAGTCATTCTCGCCCAAGAACCCAACCAGAATGACCCGTTCCCGCAGCTGCGGTACACCGTAGTCTACGGCATTGAGGATTTTGTATTGGAGGCTGTACCCAATATCCTCGAATTCTTTGCGGACATGCTCAAACAGGGCTCCTTTATCCATGCTCAGAATGCCTTTGACATTCTCGAACAAGAAGGCTCTCGGATGCAGGATACAGAGAACGCGCTTGTATTCCATGAAAAGATTTGCCCGCGCATCCATTTGGCGTTTACCAAGCGTGGAGTACGACTGACACGGCGGACCACCGACCACGACATCCACTGTACGGTTTCCTATCGCTTGACGGAGGATATCTTCAGACAGGTCTTTGATGTCGCCCTGCAGCATATTGACCGAAGGGTGGTTTAGGGTATATGCTTTCGCAATATCCTTTTGCATCTCGTTCGCCAAGATGATTTCAAAGCGGTCGTTTCTTGAAAACCCGTAACTCAATCCGCCTACACCTGCGAACAGGTCAACGACGGTGTATTTTCTTGTCTCTGGCATGATGACTCCAATAAAAAATCCGGCACGAATCACTCATGCCGGACAATGACTTTCTTGCTCTTCAATTTTGCTCAAGATACGGTACAGTTCCGTTCCCACGACTCTTGCAAGTTCGCAAGGCACTGCATTACCGATTTGCTTATACTTGCTCGTCAGATTCCCGCAAAAAACCATATCTTTCGGGAATGTCTGGATAGCAGCTGCTTCTTTATAGGACAAGCGCCTTGTACTGCCTTTCTCCCCGAACTGCCAATGGTCTTTGCCGACCTTCACCATGTCTGGTGACCCGGGCCAGAGAGGCACTTGCTTTGCCATAGCGGGAATTGTGAACGATACGCTGTCCCATCCGCGTTTCCGGTTCCGGGACATGTAGCGCGAGGAGTAGGCTTCTTTGCAAATTTCATCTTCTGCCGCCGGTGCTAAACTCTCTAACGCCTGTCGGATACTGATACGGTCAGGAAAAGGTGTAGGAACCTTGAACTTTACGCCATACCTCTCAGCAAGGTCTTTTCGGATGCCCACAAGGAGGATTCGCTGTCTATCTTCCGGGACATGATAGTCCGCAGCATTGACAAGGTTGATAGACACTACATATCCCTTGCTCTCGAAATCCGCGATGATAGCGTCCTTGATTTTCCCGCCACCAAGCGTCAGCAAGCCTTTGACGTTCTCGGCGAGGAACAACTTTGGCTGCTTCTTTTCGACCAGCTTGACGCAATGCCGGTAGAGCACATTCCGGCTATCGTCGATTTTCCTTGGTCCCGACAGGCTGAAACCCTGGCACGGGAATCCAAAGGAAGCAATATCGCAATCTGGGATGGTATCGTAGTCCACTTTGCCGATGTCGCCTTCTACCACCGTGGCATTGCTCCACAGCCTATGTGTCTCACAGGCATCATGGTTGAAGTCGTTCGCCCATACCGGGCGAAACCCGGCTTGCTCTAAGCCGATATCGAGTCCCCCTGCACCGGAAAACAGAGAGACATGCGTGTATACTTTGTTCTTATTCATTTTGGCCCTATAAAAAATGAGCGATAAATGCGCGGAATGCACAAAAAACACACGCGCTCATTTATCGAATGCACGCGTGTGTTTAAGATGCTTTTTGTTGGTCTTTGTGCGAAAACAAATAGCGGTATCTTCAACGGCTTTGCGCCGCATCGGCGATTCGCTCTTTTGCAACATCAAAAAAATCGGCATCCTTTTCGATGCCGATAAAGTTTCTATTCGTATTCATTGCCGCCACGCCGGTCGAGCCGCTGCCCATGCAGAAATCGAGGACCGTATCGCCCTCGTTTGTGTAGCTTTTTATAAGCCACTCACACAACGCCACGGGTTTCTGTGTGCCGTGCGCTGCGCATTTCTGCTTATCTGTGGCAAAGGTCAAAACGCTCGTAGGAAATCTCTCAGTGCTGTCGTAGCTTTTTGCCTTGTATTTGCCGTAATCCTCAGTCATCTTGGAGTTCCGCTTATGCTCCGCCGTTGAGACTTTTCTTGGATGCCCTGAGGTCTTCTGTGGGTTGTAGGTTGGCAGCTTCTTGTAAAAGACCAGGATGTCTTCATGCGCCCTTAGCGGCATCCGGTTCGCGTTGAGGAATCCTACCGGAGATGTCTTCTGCCAGATGAGGTTGTATCGCCACGGAATGGTCTTGCCATCCATCAGGGTCTTGGTGTACGCTCCCGCCGAAAATAGAATCACTGCGCCGTTCTCTGTCAGGATTCTATCCAGCTGCTTCCAAATCCCCTGCTGTTTATTTTCAGTCCAGATAGACATAGCATCAGCATAGGAAATCCCCGCCTTGTAGCAGGAAAGAAGAAACTCTGTCAGGCTTAGTCGCTTCCCGTCCTTCATGATGAAATCCTCAAACGGCAATACCGTATCCCAAGCCTGATGTGTGATACCGTAGGGCGGGTCCGCTAAGACAAGGTTCACGGAATGTGCCGGAATTTCGTTCAGTTTCTCGCAGCAGTCTCCCTGCATCAGCGTAACGGTGCTCATGCTTTACCTCGGAACAGTTCCTTCAAGGCATCCAGCTGGTCAGCCTGAACCCTGCCGTCTCGGATGATGGTGAAGAATCCGCCATCATCGAGCAAAGCCCGGTCCTGCTGCCCGTACATCGTCACGATGCCCATGTGCCGGCCTTTGAGGTAGTTCAGCATATCCTTTTCCGGGAACTCTTCCCGGAACCGCCACGAACAGATACTGAACGGAGCGTACTTATTGATGAAATCCTCGCTGTCACTGTGAAATGCCTCGTCCCGATTCTGGTATCTGTGATGCCGTGCCGTAGTCGCAAGGATATCTACCCCGTGGACTGTGGGTGCATCGGTATCGACCAGAGGCCCGAACACGACCAATTCCTGTACCTGAAACACAAAAGGTCTTTCCGCCTCGCTCTTATTGATGAGAATCGCTCGCTCAATCGCTTCCAAGCATCGCTTCTGTGCGAGCGCTCGTGAATATTGCCGCTTCTTTTCCGCCATGATTTCCTCCGCAAAACAAAAAAGCCCCGCGCAGACATTTCATCCACGCGGGGCTAGAACAAACTATGAGTTTTTAGAAAACTGCTGCCGTCTGCAAAACGACCGGCACCACCGTACCGAGCACCAGAGTCAAGGTCATCATGACTGCCATGACAAGAGAAGCAGCCTTCTGGGCTTTCTTTCGATTCCGCATCATTGTACCTCTTTTCGAGAAAAATCAAGCCGCAGAGAACAAATCCCTGCGGCTTATACTAAATCACTTTATATTCTCCATTGTATCCAATTCGCACGAATGTGCAACTGCCAAGCGACGAACACGAAAATTTTCAGTCACCGGGCTTGCCGCCTTCCTTTCTGCAGCCCGTTAGCAACCTACCGAGCGGCAGTAGCTAAATTCCCGGCGCGACGCCTATCCCAAACTGCTTCGTCCAGAACGGAAACAAGGCGAACCCCTTCCTGTGCCATTCGCCCTTGTATCCTTATGTACTTTTTTGTATCTTTTTGTTGTTTTTCCTATTGCAATTCCACCAGCGTTCCCGTATAATAGTTACAGAATGATACACAAAGCTACAAAATGATACATGCGAAAGGAGTCGCTATATGTTCTCTGTCAAGCTGAACGCCCCTGTCCTGCTTCGCAAGCAGCTGCCGGTGATTGCCAAGGCATTGCATGTTGATGAGAAGGTCCTTGACGATTTTCTATCCGTTTCGGCTTTCTATGGCGTTAAAGATGGCAAAGGAACAATTGTCCCTATAAAGAAAACGGATACCGTTGTCCATATCGATTATAAGGCATATGATAGCTACTATTTTGTTGTCGAAGCTATCCTGCAATACGCTAAAGACATCGATGCCTCTGTTACTCTACCTGTCATCACTGAAATCGAACTCGGTACAGATGTTTTCAAAAAGATGGCTCCTGACCAGCTTTCAGATATTGTATATCTGGCAAAACTGCTCCGCGACAGCAACGGCCGCATTCCAAGGCTAAAAGAGTTGAATGCGCCGTACATTCTTGTTGCCAGCGAGTGCGCACACCTGTGCAAAAAGGTGGAGTGCCTTGAAGACAACGCACACATGCCGTCCCCCTCCAAAGACTTAGACGGACATGTATATGCTTCCTTGCATGATATCGGTTATTCGATTCTTGACGGCTGGCTGAACAAGGATGACAGTTCCGAGTATAATGATAAGGAGAATGCGGGATATGACCCCGATAAGCTGGCGGCGCTCGTCAAGAAAGCCATCGGTACGCGGACACAGGAGCAGTTTTCCCAGACATCGCATCTCGGCCGCGTATATGTGAACCGTCTTGCGAACGGCAAAACACAGTCTCAGCCTACCGAGGTTACCTTGAAGAAAATCGCCAAGGCAACGGATGCCGTGACAGAAAACGAGCTTCGTCAGGCATGCGGTTATGAGCCGCTTCCGGGTGAGGATGTCGTGGAGTCTAAGAAACGCATCGAAACCGTGGACGACTACACATGGATTCACGAGAACGTCAATTATTTCCTTGAATTCTTGAAAGCGCAGATTCCGATGGCGTTGCCGCTGTATAATCTCGTCATCCTCGAGAATCAGTACATGAGCATCCACAAGGACGGCTATGACCTTTTCGGTATTCATCGCTGCTCGGCTCCCGTCGAGTATTCTGAGGACGGTATTGTTGCGAATGTCATTTACCCCGTTACTTTCGATTTGACAAATTTTCAGCGTGGCATCCGCCTTTCTGTGGCCGTCGGGCTCTTGGGTCATTACAGCAAAAACAATGAGCTGTACATTACCGACTACATCACCGATGTCGATGCACTGTACAAGTATGCACCCTTCTTGCGCAAGGCTATCGACAAAGTAGGAGAGAATTTCAGGGAAAGCGGTGTAGATATTCAAGACTTCCCTGTTTTTTACTATACTATAAACCTGAAGAAGGCATTTACAGCAAAGCATGTCTTTGCGAAAATGGAGAAGTTCCTGACCAGTCTTGTGAAAGTTCGTGTGGATGCACTCGGATTCTATGCTGACAACCTGAGCGACGAGACCTTCATCAAGTTCCTTAAAAACCATAAGAAGGTCATGACGAACGAGTACGCCGACAACGAAATCAAGGATTTCTACGAGAATGTTGTTGTACGGCATGGCGACATCGAGGACTTCTTTGCGGAGAACTCGGACTATAACAGTAAAGCCGCTATCGTCGCCTATGTCATCCAGAATGAGGCTTCGGACGATACCCCCCGCCGTCTGGTAGACGGATTCACCTTTGACGATGACGACAAGGAAGATAGACCCTGTGTTGCCGCCTCGAAGCGGAAAATCGAAGCATGGCAGAAAGAGCATCCCGGTAATGGCTTTAACCTGAAAGTGTTCTCTGACACTCTGAAAAAGTATGCCGATGAGTTGGGCTTAGAGTTCGGTGACGTATACTACTATCTGGTTGTCGAGGATGACAAGGCTGACGAGATGGGCGTTCGCGTCTAATACTTAACCTATAGCCTCTGACTATCCCAGACAAAAAATAATGCTGCTACCCGTTAGCTGGGCGGCAGCATTTTTGTTTTCCGTTCTGAACATGCATTATCCCGCACTGGCATCCGCACCGGGGGCCTTTCTGCTGGGGTTCCGGTGAGTACCCTGCTTGCTGGCGGCAGGCGGCAAGTAGTGCCGGTGCTCTGTGGGCCCTGCGAAAATTCGGGCAAAAAGAAAACGAGAACTGCGCCATTAGCGGAGTCCTCGCAAAAGATAATTCTTTTTGATTACAGGGTTAGTATACCTCGAGCCGCACGGATGTGCAAGAGGTCATTTGCGATTCTTTTGGGCAGGTTTCTGGCATCCTAAGCGCATCGCCTTGCAGTAAATAGCAGTGCCTGTTCGGTTCAGGGTTTTCTGCAGGGATTCGCTCGCACCTTCCACGGGAAAGCGTTCCCGGAGCACCTTTTCCTCATCAGCCGTCCAGGTCGAGCGTTTCTGGCACACAAGGCCCATGATGCTCGTATGGTTCAAGACAGAAGCGCGGCTGCGGTTGAGGTCTTTCAAAAGAGCCTCGCTTGCACCTTCCCAAGGATATCTCTCAATGAGAATATCCTCCTCTTCCTCGGTCCACCGGTGTTTATTTTCGCATCGGAGCCCCAATACGTTAGCCTTGATACCGATAAGATAGGCACTGCGCTGAAACAGTTGCACCAGTTCCTGGCTTGCTCCCTCTTTCGGGTATCGTTCAGCCAGAATCTTCAACTCCTCCTCGGTCCAATAATGCCGAGTGCCTTTTATGCCGAGCAGACGAGCCTTTCTGTTAATGGTCGCGGCGCTTCTGCAGAGCAGTTTCTGGAGGTCTTTGCTGGCACCCTCGTTCGGATACCGCTCTCTCAGAATCTCGATGTCCTCGTCAGTGAATCTCTTTCGTTTCACATTGCGAAGCCCAACTTGCTGGGCCTTGAAACGAATCGCTTGCTTTGTGCGACCTAAAGTCTTTACGAGCGAATCACTTGCGCCCTCCTTCGGATACCGCTGATTTAAAATCGTTAATTCTTCTGCTGTCCATGGTTTTTCCATGATTTTACACCTCTTTCGTTCGTTGGCAACAAAAAAAGAGCAGACGCACCACTGGGGTGAATCTGCTCTTCTTCGTCAGAATGTGAATTGTACGGAAGTCGTTTATTATGCTGCTATCTATCGTACAATTATAAGTGTATGCTATTCGCACAGCCTGGCAAGAGGAAACTGTGCTCAGAACGAAAATGGCGCTGGCTGCGCTGCATCATTTAGTTGTCGTATATCGGTATGCCGATATAGTGCGGGCGTGCCCATTTTTTTGAGCGTGGCGAAGAAAACTCTCAGTATTGTGTACGAGTTGCAACTCCTACCAGTTTTGTGTCCTTGCACATTTTCCCAACGAGTTTTTGCTGAAATCCGCACTTTTTCCAGCGAGTTTTCGGTTGTATTCCATGTTTTTCTGTGGATGAGCCTATTGAGAGAAATTTTCTGCACCACTTTTTTAAAAAATCGCATGTCGTTGACACAACCCAGGCAAGGGCAAACTGTGTTCAGAACGAAAATAGCGAGACCCACGCTTTGTGCGCATCTTGTGTATGGATTGCAACAAGCCGATGCAACCCCAATAATAGCAAGCTCCGGGAGCAATACAGCCCCCGGAGCTTATTTGATGTCACCTTTTAAAAAAGATTATTTAGATTGTGCGGCAGACACCTTGAACAAAACCAGCCTGTCGGAACAATGCATCGGAACAATGTCGATTTGGTTTTGATATTGTTCCGCATATCGTTCCGAGCCTATCCCCCACAAACAAAAAAGCCCTGCACACACCAAAGCAGCATGTGCAGGGTCATTCTTTTATCCGAGAGGCCTCTCCAACACTTCAAGGATGTAGGTGAAGAAATAGAACGCGAGGTTTCCGATTTTATCGGAGTCGTGCTCGACATTTGCCATGATACGGCTCAAAGACCCGTTTTTCAGGGACTTCATGGCAGCATAGACGAGCAGATAGATGTTTACATAGGTCATCTGCTCCTTGGGCTTGTAGCCCTCGAACGCTTTCAGCTGGCACTCTCTGGAAATCTTCTGAGCCAGCGAATACCAGCTGCGCAGATAAAACTGTCCTCCCTCTTGGTTCATCTCCTGCTGTACTCGGACCTGATATTTCGGATAGTTGTTGTTGACGACCTCGGCGAACTCCGTATCCTTGAACTTATTCTGGTGATAATACAGCCACAGAGTCGAGTTTGCCAAGTCCATGCATGCTGCAGCCAGAAGCTGCGCCTTGTCATCTTCCAGCGGCACAGTATGCGTCACAGACTCCTCTAAAGGCTTGCCGTTGAACAAGTCTACATGCTTATAGGAATCCTTGTCAGCCTTAACTGTTGTATCGATGAATTCCTTAAAATCCTCGACCAGTGCCACATACGCCTGATACTGAATATCTTCAGTAGAATCCTGAGTATCTTCAACGAAATTTTGCTCGTTCATAGTCTTTCCTTTCTCTGTTCGGCAGTCGTTTTCAGCGGTAATATCGCTTGCCTGTATACTTCATAGTACGCAATTCGCACGAATGGGCAACAATTTTTGCGAAATAAAAAGGCAGGCTCCGGAAAGAACCTGCCTATCGCATTAAAGATTAAAGATGCCCAGCCAGCGCCGAAACTTGATGCCGAACAATTCCTGTGCCTGCTCGTAGTTCATGATAAGCTGGTTGCCGCCAGAAATCTCTGCTTCGAGGGAGTTCGGCAGCTCGTCTGCAATGTATTTCAGTTCGTACCAGGGTCCATCCTGCGGGTAGGTATAAATGAGCCGGTTCTGCTTCTTATCCACCCGGAACTTGCTCGGGTCTGCCTGCCATGCCAGTTCGATTTTCTCAATCGCAGCACGGCCAATGCTCTCATCACCCATGTAGTCGTTGTAATACAGGATGCGCACATAGTCCGGCAAATCGATTCCGCAAGCCTCGAAGATATCTGCAATGACACTGGACGAAGCGTGGAAGATATCCGGGAAGTATTCCTTGCCATTCGCATTTTCACGCATTTCCGTCGTCATCTCATCGATGCTAACAAGCATTCGGCGGACATACTCCCCATAGAACGCGGTAGTCAGCTCCGACATACTCTCATTCACACGCTTCGAGTTCTTGGCACCGCGCTCGTTGTCGATTTTAGCACCGATTCGACAGATGATAGCGCGTTTCGAGAGGTCTTTCGTCAACGAAGTGATTTTATTGGATGTGATAGATACAGCAGGATAGTTCACGAGCCTATCAGAGATTCCCCATTCATCGTTCTTGATTACCCGTTCTGAATGGTTCTGGAACTGGGTCTTGGCGAGGTCGTCGATGTTCAGCGGCAGTCCCTCACATACTCGTTTGAGGCCATCGATTCTTGTGGCTGTAAAATCCTCCGTTGTGTTCATCTTGACGGTCTCGCCGCACATGAGTTTGACAAGAAATTTTATAAAGGTCGTCTTGCCGCCGTTTGAGTCGCCGTATATAACGCCATACATCGGGAACAGTTTGGTGTCGTAATTGTTCCTTGATGCAAAATACCGTAGATACGCCATGAACGGAGTAGCCAGATACCAGGTCATGTACTTAAAGTAGTCTTTCTTAGCCTGCTCGACATCGCCGTAAAAGTAGTCCATGCCTGAGAAGAACTTCTGGATGCTCTTGATGTTCTTTGCCACCTCGCTGAGATTCGGATTGAGGTCGATATTCTCGTCGTTGAAGGTCATGGTCCCTGCATCATAGTCGATATGCAGTTTCGGAAGCTGCTTAACAGCCTCAGCTGCTACACGCCGAACCTCGGTATATCGTTTCGTAAAAACACGCATCGGTTCCGCTGCCACCACAATACGATTCGCCTGTACCGGCATCTTAGGCATAATCGGCTTGACGAGCTCCTGCATCTTCTTGACATCGGCGACTATTTCGTATTCTACCTCGTCCTCAGGTTGCGCCTGTTCCAAAAAGATAAGCTTCTGCTTTTCAATGGATTGGAAGACGGGCACTTCTTTGATGTTCTCTTTCAGATAATCTTCCTGATTCATGGTGTTCACGACTGCCTTATACGAAACGTTGTCGGAGCAGGTCTCCTTGAAGGTCTCGAACAGAGCCTTATAATGCGAAAATGCCGCCTCGTCATCGAAGCAAACGATATTCTCTCGCTGGATGCCGCAAAACGCCGATGCCGACATATTCGCACTGCCAGTGATGACTCGGACCCGCTTACGGTCAGCGCTCTCCAAGATGAAGATTTTCTCGTGCGATTTCGTGTCCCGCGATACATACAGTTGTAAGGACCCGTCATCGAGGCGGTTCGCAAGGATTCCTGCCGACTTAGACTTAGCGAGCTGCTGCACGCTGTCGATTTGCACCGACATGATGGCAGCGATGTCGGTGGCGATGATTTTCTCGCATCCGAACACGACTTCCGCATACGAGAACTTGTTGATGACCTTATTCACGAACTCGATTCCGGACGAAAAAGTGATAGCATAGAGTCTGTCGAACCCGTCAAACAACTCTTCCCAATTCGTTTCGACCGTATCGGCATATATCGCCTTCACAACACTCAGCGCCTGCGTGGAGATGCTCGCCTTTGCCTTCGTGGTATTGTTCGCCACGAGTTTGAATGGTTTATCCGTCTGCCCTTCACTGTCCCCTGTATCTTCACCGGGGTCCAAGAGTTCTTCCGGGCCTTCTTCGGTATATTCGGGGCTTTCCGATGCCATCATGTCCATGAGCGACATCTGATTTTCCAAGTCGTTTGCTTTCCTTCGTGCCATTTTGTGTCTATCCTTCCTAAACAGATTTGGGTCATTTCTTTTGGTCGGGTATATAAGCGAGCAGTTACGTTTTTAGCAACTAATCATTCATGTTTTTTTGCTTTTTCGGTTAAATCTGATTTTAGGTATTCCTAGTTTCATTCTACCACTTTAGCTGTCCCATTGTTCGGACTTCAAACTACTCGGTGCAAGTTTTATCCGCCTCAGCCGGATTTTATTCGTCTTTTCTTGTATCCTCTTCGCGTTTCGTTTAATTTCGTGTTGTTCCGTGAATACCAAAAACAGCAGCCATATTTATTGCAAATACATCCTTGCATCGCTCTTTTTGTTCTCCAATTCCCATTGTATGCAATTCGCACGGCTGTGCAACTGCCCGTAGAATATCAAATTGCCGGAAATCATACCGCAGAATATCAAACTGCTGGTAAAATCAGCTTGCTATTCCCTCAGATTTCTGTATTTACAAAATATAAAGCCGTCCACCAGAAAAGGTGAACGGCATGTATTTTGTAGGGGGTTATGCTTGAACTGCTTCTGCTTTCTTTCCGTTGTACAAGGCGGCGACCATATCGACCGCCTCATCCATCGAGCGACACTGGTAGCTGATGACAGTGCCGTTTCCGACCAACATGTTCCCGCTACGCCAGAATGCCTTGGAGTCTGTTGTGTAAATGATGCTGCTTTCCACGCGCAGTTCTACGCCGCTGTTCGTCATGACCGTTTCCATAGTGTACCTCCCTAAAACCTTCTACCGCCGTACAGCCCCACGACCGTACCCAGCGCTTCGTCTTTCGATTGGCAGTTGTAGCTGATGATTTTGCCGCTGCAGGTCAGCATCCTGCCGCAGAGGTTGTAGGTCTTGCCGTCCGATGCAATCAGGAGATTACCGCAGCAATTCACCGTCACGCCTGATTTCGTATACACTACCATGCTCTTACCGCCTTTATTGGTTTTGTTTGTCTTGCGCTGTTTCCCTTTAGCCCGCCGTACTTTGCCAAGACGAGGCACAGGGCGTCTCGAATAGTCTCGGCATGCCCATAGACATGCCCATCGTCACCAATGACTTTTGCCCCTTGCAGCCAGTAGGATGTATCGTCCGAGGCAAAGACCGTGTTGCCATTGAGGACCAGCGTTACGCCTGATGCAGTTTCGATTTTTGCTATGCTCATATTCGTTCTGCCGCTTTCCTGTGCCGTTCTTCGATTTTGTACTGTTTGTCAGTAGTATTATTATTAACTGCGCGAGCATGTTCAATAGATTCAATGCAGGCTTTTTCTGCATCTTCTCGTGAATAAAGTGGCATAGCTGTTTCCTCCTTTCAATTTGTTCTCTTATCTTCCGTGCGCTGCATACCAAGCATAGAAACCATCGTATTGTTCACATCCCGGTCTGCCTTCGCTTAGGCTTGACGGAGCCTGCAGATGGCTGTGTCGTCCCGCGTTTAAGCCGTTACCGTAGGCTTTTTTCACTGCTTCTTTGCGTTTTTCAGAAAATTCTCGCTCTTCTCGTTCGTTTTCTTGGAATGCTTCTGCAAACGCCTTGTACAAGTCGTAGGTCTCTTTGTCGGGGTTAAACGGTGCGGTTCTGTAGTATTCTGTTACGAACCACTTCTTACCGTCGATGCTAGTCAGATAAAATCTGGTATTTGGAATCGGAATACTTCCCATCATAGTCATTCACACATCAGCCATTCGTTTAATTCATGGAGAATTTCATCCGCATCTCGAAAACCACCTGACCCGTGATATTGGTTCTGTTCCCGCTCATCCTCCAACGTTTTTACCGTGGCGAGCAGCTTATCTTCTCTGCCTTTCGCTTCGCCTCTGGCAAAAGCTGCTTTTTCAGCTTCGCCAATGCGCTGGTATCTGCTCTTTCGTTCCTTTTCGATATAAAGCAGGCCATTGGCTACTGCATCAAGGAACGCTTACATCTCAGGTTCCGGGATAGGTTCTTGGCTTTCTCTGCTTTTGGATATACAGCAAAAGCCCTCATCGTCGTAATGGATGAAATAGGGAGAGTTCGGGACCTGTTGTACTCGCATAGGGCACTTCCTCCTTCCGTCTCAAAGACAATTTGCCGGGACTGTTTCCCGTTGCCCGCTGCTCGCCGCGTGGAGGCTGTCTTTTGGAACAGCTGCGCGGACAAAACCGCGCTTTTGAGTTACATCTCTGCATTGAACAGATTGCGGAGCTTATAGGTAATATCCTCGCTGTTACCGACGATAGCTGCCGCCTCGTTGATGGAAGCGAGCTCCGAAAGACTATCCGCTGCGTAGTTGTAGCTGATGGTGTAAATGGGGATATCCATACCGGCAATGATGTTCTTCGTATCGGAGAAGTCATATCCGGTATTGTTGTCACCGTCCGTGAGCACAAAGATGATGGGCGTGCAATTCCCACCCAGTTCCTGAGATTTCTGGTAGATGCGGTCCATTGCCACACAAAGACCGTTGTACATCGCTGTGCTGCCGTTTGCATCGAGGGAGTTCACAGCACCCTTGTACAGGGTTTTCTGGGTCAGGGAGAACTGGTCGATGGGCAGGTATTCCCTGACATCCGAATCAAAGCCAATAATGCCAATATAGTTGTCGTCATTGATATACTGGATGGTGTTTATCATCGCGGTTTTCAGGGCATTCAGGGGTTCGCCGCGCATCGAGCCTGAAGTATCGACAACGAACTCCGCCACGATAGGAATACCGGAATCTTTCTCTTCTTTCCAGACACTTTGAGCCTGTGCGATGGTGTTGCCGTCATATACCTTGCCAGTATAAGCATAGTCATCGAGGCCATTGAACCCGTCCTTCGTTGCCTCGGCCTGGTTCTGAGCGCAGAAGGAAACGAAGGCAGCAATAACTTCCTTCTTCTCCGCAGAGACATTCCCGATGGAATACAGAGGATTATCGTGCCGGACACCGAACGGGATGAACTCGTAGTTGCGCTGTAATGTCGGGTCATTCTGGTAGGACTGATACTCCATCACGACACCGTCCACGATGCCCTTGTCTGCCGACTGGACCATCTGCTGGGTCGTGAAGGATACGAGCGGCACGTTCGCCTGAAATTTCTGGAAATTCTCAACAGCAGCCGTATCGACAATCGTGTCGCTGCCGCTGCTTGCAAGGGCCGCAAGAAGGAAGTTGAGACCCGTTGCACTCGTATAAGGGTTCGAGTATCCCATCATGAGTTTGCCATCGATGGTTGCGTTCAGAACGGAAGAAACAGACGCTTCACCGTATTCAGAGCGGAGCATATCCCCTGTCTTCTTCGATACGAGAATACCCGCCACATTGCCGGCCAGACGGTCAGCCTCAACGGTCAACTCTACGCCCTCGTTCTTCACCAGTTCGCCAAAGAGCGTGTTTGAAGGTGTATAGCACTCAGGCTGATACTTTCCCGTCGAGATGTACTCAGCTGCCGTACCGGACGGAACGGAGCGCAGAGAGACGCTCATAGTCTTGTCTCCGGAAGTCTTATTGTGCTGGGCGTTGAACTTCTTTGCCATGCTGGTCAGGAAAGAATCAGAACCGGATTCTGCTGCTTTCTCGCCGGAAGAGAAGATTTCAATGTTGACATCACCGTTCCCCTCTACCACAAACGGGTAGGAGGAGTCGATATCCGGCAACTCATCTTTTGCATCCAGAAATTCGGACACATCGAGCTGCTGCGGATTGACGGATACTTCCTGTACCCCGATGCGTTTCATTTTTCCGCTCAAATCCGCATACGCCTGTTCTGTCGTCATGGTATTGGTGCTGATATTCGAGTCCCGCATCACCGTCTGGGAGAACACCGCCAATACTACGCCGACGACCGCCAAGGTCGCCACTATCGGGAACACACCTTTTCTTGCCATGGTCAATTACCTCCATTCAAAGTGTCATATCGTTTCAAAGCCTCTCGGCTGATTTCCTCGTCCTGTTCAAGGTCTTGATTCGTCTTAGTGATGACATCATCGAGTCTTGACATTGCCAGGACCACATCGGTATCCCACGGATTCTGTGCTGAGCGCTGATTGAGTGCATAGGCAAGAGAATCTAAGCGCAGGATAAGACGCTCATTATCATGGACCACATTGTTTATCGTCTTGATGATACCGGCGTATATCTCCTGCTTCTTTTTAGCGGTATCGGTATCTCCGAACGAGATAATGCCTTGTTGGAAAGCTTTGTATTCTGTCTCATCGAACATCGATGCCGAGCGGATAGCGTCATCCAGCCGGTCATAGAATATTCGTTCTGCCGATGCCAACAGCGTTAGGCACTTCGCCTGCTCTCCAGAAGTCTTGCTGTCCTGTGTCATGCTGTATGCTACCGCCATCTTCTGCCCGAACCGCATGACCTGATACAGCATCTGGTCGGCATTGTCTGAGAACACGGCTTTCGTTTTTACGGTCGCGTTAATTTTCTCCGCATAGACTTCTTCTCGGTTTTCTGGCTTATCTTGCGCAGGCTTTTCCGATTCCCGCCGCTTCTCCCTGTATCTGAATACAAAGTACCCGCACAGGAGCAAAAACAGCACTGGTGCCGCGTATTTTGCCAGAAGCACAAAGAACAGCGGTGCGCCGTGCATATACTCAATCGCATAGTAGGTATGGATATACGCCTCGACCATATACACGGCAGCTGCTGCTATGATAAGTACGCATATACAAAACATCTCTGCCCCTCACCCTTTCTTCCGCAGACAATCCTCACATACGGTTCGGAAACAGTCTGCGGATGGTCTCTCGTGTTTCGGAAGCGGCTTTACCGCCTGTATATGAAGTTTCGCGCCTTGTTCCGGAGTCCTGCCGCAGACAACACACCGAAACCTGTCACGCTGCAAGACTTCGTACTTGATTTGCGAGGATGCCTGCCTCCGCTCGTTTTCCCGCTGCTGACGTTCCCGTTCGTGTGCCTTAGCGAGTCTTACGAATTCCTTAGCTTCTGCCATCGAATAGGTCTTAGACTCCTCCATCGGTCGGCCCTTATGCGTGACATACTGCTTCACCGCAATAAAAGTCGTCTCTATCACGGGAGTGCCGAACACCGCTGCATTGACCAGCTTCTTCTCATAGTGCTTATACAGCCAGAAAGGGATTCTTCTTCCGCAATCATCGTCCTTCTCGGTCCAGTTGGGGATGCTTTTGAGCTCTTCCTTATATGCCGCAAACTGAATCACATTCGACTGCGCCCATCCGAAAACCTCTTCAAACTGGGGAATCTTTTTCCGAACAGTGCTCATGAACAGCTTATCGAGGGAAGCCCCCTTGAACTCTTCAAGGGATTCGAGCGGGTATTCGAGACGAATTTCTTCGTCCACATCATAGAACTCATATCCCTGATTGATTTCCTCAACGCCCGCCAGAATCTCGCTGGTATTGCGCACATCTTTTTTGGCGGCAGAGACGACGAGAAGCCATATACCGGCCAAAACAGCCAATGCGACAACAATTACCACGGCAATCGTCACCGGCGACATTACTGCTATCTGGTCCTCTACCCAAAACGAAAACTCTTCCGGCATATCAATCAGCCAGTCTATGAAATGCATCGGTTTACCGTACATCTATGATTCCTCCATAATTCCAGACGGCGTCTGGAAAATCTCTTTCTTACAATTTCTGTGCGGACAATACCGCTATGACTGCCCTTGATTTTCATTATCTTCAATTCGCACAAATCGGCAACTTTTTCGCGCAAAAACAAAAAAAGCAGCCATCCGTGATGGATGACTGCAAAAAATATCGGTGAATTTCGGAAAAATGTTGCAAACGGCCTTGCAAACCCCCAGAAAAATGTCGCAGCGCTTAGAAATGTGCCTGGTCAATGTTGTTTTTCGTTAGAGTACGGAGATGACAGAAGAACGCTCGTGTCGAGCACATAATATTTTTCTGAGATTCGCACCTATCGTTTCAGGTGTTTTCTCGGATGGCATCGAGGATGTCCTTCTTTGTGCCGCGCACCGAACAGCCATTATCCTCAAAGGCCGCAAACAGCGTTTGCACGAATTTCTCGTTCTCATCTTTCGAGATATCTGGCATCCAGAAAGAGTAGTCATCATCGCCGTATTTGAAGACGATGCCTTCAATTTTCGGGTTCTTGCTCATAGTGTCCCCCTTTTTTCCGTTCTGAGCATTCATTTAGCACATAGGCTCGCAGCCAGCACCCCAACAGCGATAATACCGGTCACGAACAGAAGCATACAGGCGAACATTACGCCGAAAGAAAGCGTGAGGTATGAGATTTGTTCGACCATGCTCAGCAGATGAATTTTGTCCGTTAATTTGTCAATTTCATCTACATCCGCCAACTGCTTTTGACGCTCTCCCTCCATGACCAATGCCTCATAAGCACCGCCAAAACTGAATTCATCGTCCGACAGCGGCTTTCTCCTGGTCTGCATCATGCGGTTTATCAGTTTTTCTTCGAGTTCTGCTTCCTTTGCGCATTTTTCCGCGTCTTTCTCATCCAGCATCTTGCCCGACACCTTGTAGCAAATGAACGATGCAATGCAAAGCAGCGCTGCAATGACAAGCGAAAAAGTGAAAATCATGATTCTACCTCAAGAGGAAGCTGCTCAAACGGCAGCGTCAAGTAGTCGTACAGGGATTCGGCGGTAGGCATGTCGTAGCGCATCCGGCGACCATCTTCGAGGTCGAACCAGATGCATTTGCGGACATCCTCATACAGCCACCAGTCAATGGTGTCTGCCTTGTCGTCCAGTTCTTCTTTGAGGATGCGGAGCAATGCAGCAAGATACAGATTGTCAGCATAGAACACTACTGCCGAGTCGCAGATTTTGCCGAGCGCATGGTCAAATTCCGAAATTTTCCGGTCTTGCTCGTCAACTACCCCCACCTGAAGGAGGGGGCTTGTAGTCCCGCAGGACTCCAATTTTTTTCCCACTCGACGGACTGTTAGGCACGGTTGCTGTCCGTGCGACCGAGTACAATGGGCGTTCACCGCTGTTGCAGGCGGCATAGCTGTGGTGAGAATTGGATTATGCGGGATACAGTCCCAATAACCCTACATTGCGAATGTTTATGGCAGCGTTGTGGTCACGGTTATGTGTCGTGCCGCAGGCGCTGCATGTCCAAACGCGGTCAGCAAGCGTGAGGTCGTCTTTTATGAAACCACAAACGCTGCAGGTTTTGCTGGACGGATACCACTTATCGATTTTGGCAAAGGTCTTTCCTTGCGATGTAAGCTTATACTCAAGCATTGTGCGGAACATACCGAAGCCGTTATCATTTGTGGATTTACCAAGCTTCAGAGAACCAGCCAAGCCGCGCAGGTTGATGTCTTCCACGAATACGGCATCATACCGCTTGGCTATCGCGGCACTTACCGTATGGCAGAAATTCTTGCGCTGATTGGTTATATGTTCATGCAGAAGCTGAACTTTATGTAGTTGTTCGTTATAGTTTTTAGAGCCTACTTTCATACGAGACAGTTTGCGCTGCTCTTTTGCAATTTTCTCTTCACTCTGACGATAGAATCGCGGATAATTGGCAACTTCGCCGTTGCTGTCAACGTAAAAGTCATGAGAAGAATAATCCAAGCCAAGAGATTTCTCTTTAGTAGGAACAACAGACTGAATATCTTTCTCGAATTCATATAACAGCGAAATGAAATATTTACCGCTGCGAGTACAGCTGACAGTAGCACCTTTCAGTATCCAGTCAGCACCCGGTTGGCGGTGCTTCTTGATTTTCACCCACCCGATTTTGGGCAGTTTTATCGCTTCATAACCAAGCGCAAGGGTATGTACGACACTACCGTCTTTTGTTTTGTACGAATGAATGTTCGTTGTATAAGACATCTTGCTCTTGCGCTTACTTTTAAGTCTGGGAGCACCAACGGTTTTAGGACTTTCCAAATGGTGGTCATTGGCATCTTGCAAATCAAGCTGTGTGTTGCACAAAGCACCGCTATCTACTTCTTTAAGAAACGGAAACTCCTTTTTGTACTTAGCGGGCGTGGGAACAAAAAACGTTCCTGCTTCGTTAAGAAACTGCTGTGCGTCCATAAGCATACGGTTCCACACAAAGCGAACACAACCAAAGGTCTTGGCAAGCAACACTGCTTGCGCTTCCGTGGGGTATGCTCTATATTGTATTGCGCGATTTAGCTTTACAACAGCCATTGCTTGTCACCACCTTATACCTTAATTTTATGCGGCTCGCACGTTTGTGCAACCTGAAATGTGTGGCAATTCCTCCCCCACATGAATGAGGGGGAATCCTTGCCACGTCTTCTTGAATGTCAGCAATCGTCTTGCAAAAAAGTTCTTTAGAAATCATTGTTTCCCCCTCCCATACAAAAAAGAGCCCCACCAATGACTGGTGAGGCTTTGCATATCAGTAGCGATAATATCTCGGCACGATTTTGCCATTGTCGTCATCCATAATCATGGCTGCAAAGGTTTCCATCTCTGCCGGGGTGAACTCAGCGGTATAGTCGAGCGTGGTGTCGAGTTCTTTGGCGACATCCGACATTGCCTGCAGGAACGCAGCAAACGCCGGGACCTCCTTGTCGGTCAGCGTCACGCCGGTGCAGATGGACAGGTAATCCTCCCCCACATCCGCAACATCGTCCTCTTCTCGACCAAAGACACCATGCACGGACTCGATGGCAGCGAGCATCTTATCTACCTGTGCGGCAGTGAACGGCGTATCAGGTTCAAGCGACATCTCGAAGGTGTAGCAGAACCACTTGTGGATGTCATTGACCGCCGATTCCGGCACATAGTCGGGGTTGTCGCAGAGTTCCTTGCCGTCAAAGGACAGCATGACAACATTGCTCTCCACATCGTAGTATTCGAGGCCCTTGTAGCGAACCGCCTCGCAGCCGTATTCCTGCAGCACCTCGCTCCAGAAATTGTAGCCGTAGAAGTTCTCGGTGCTGAAAAAGTGAATCATCTCATAGGACAGGAACACCTCAACATCCACATCCGTCACCAGCCGGTCAAGGATTGCGGACATTTCCGGCGTGTGCTGCCAGTCGGTATCAAGACCTTTCAGACCCACGCCGCCGGTCTTATCCTGAACAAACAATACCGTCTTGCCATCGACCTTGATGCTCAGCTTATGCATCGATAAGGATTCGATGCTGGCGGAATTGATGAATTGAAGCATGTAATGTGCGAGGCAGCTGCGGATATCATCCGCGTTGCTGTCCCCTTTGCGAATCGTGATGCGCTCAATGGCGACCAACTCAGTGCTCATGGTGTTCTCCTTTTTCTGTGGGCGGCAAGACCTATCCTGCACAGCCAATGTTATGATTTTATTCGATTATAGGTGATATTATATTGCTTGCAAGTAACTGACAGCCAGTTTGACAAGCACATACACGCCCGCGAGGTTTTCTGCGATTTTGCATAGGTATGTCATGATGCTGAACTTCGTCAGCCCTCTCCGCTTGAGCCCGAACATTGCCACGATGGACGCAGTAAGAAGGAACGCGATGGACATCATAGCCTGAACGCCGACCAGTATAAAGACATTAAGGCTGAACTGCACCATGTACTGTGCCTGCACATTTTCGATGTCTTGAAGATGTAAGGCAAGTTCCTCGAAAACAAACGCAATTCCGGTACAAATCGCGATTACGAGAAGAGTCTGATTCAACACATCGACGATGATAGAAGACGGCTTCCCGCTCTCAAATTGCCGGATAGCCGCCGTCGTTTTCTTACCGAACTTGTAATCGTACACAGCGTTCCCCGCAAACAGCACAGCCGACGACAGCATCAGTCCCGCCGTACAGATATTGACTATATCCATGCTGTCACCCCGTAGATTCATCAGAACGAGAACTTGCACTCACGGCGTTCGCGGCCGTTCCCGCCCCAGTAGTGACGCCAGCGCGGTGCTTTCCCGTCCCCCTCATTCTTGTACTTCTCTGCCACATGGTCTCCTACCGTAAAGACCTTGACATTGACCCTCTGTGCCTTGCCCTTGAACATAAACGGCTGACGGTCCTCTTTCTTGATAGGATTGAGGTGTACATCAGAGCCCTTGCTCGCGAGGTAGTAGGCGCAGAGCATCGCAAGGCGAACATACGGCGTGCCCTCGTTGTAGACGGGAGGAATCTCCTCCATCGTATCGGGGACCGCCACATCGGTGGTAGAGCGCTGATTCGCAGCTTTCTCAATATACTGCTTTGTGCTCCGAGTTGCTTCCGTCAGCGTCTGCCCCTCCTTAATCCAGGCAGGCAGAGACAGGAACGCATAGTTCTCCTTCTCATTCGCAACGCCACCGACCAGCACGATGCCGATAAACGTATCCTTGGTCTTGGGCTCGAACTCGATATGTACGAACATACCGCAGTAATCCTTGCTGTCATACAGCGGCAGATAGAAGTCCTTGAATGCGAGGCGTTCGAGAATCTCGTGGTGGATGACGATATCGTCCGTATCCATCAGCAGTTCCTGAAAATCCTTGTCGAAGTCATAGACGACCTTTTCCCGCGCCCAGTTCCCGATAGTGTAGATGGGGAAAACCTGTCCCGCCAGCTCCTTATCAAGGCCCGGCTGACGCATCTTCTGCGCAACACGGACACACTGCATCATGGCTTCTTTCGTGTACTCGTCAAGAGTCTTGCCTGCCGGGTCCTGAAAGTCGAAACCGATACGGTTCGAACGGGTAACGGCGTTTGCAACCAATGCGATTCTCAGCTGCTCGTTAGTCATAGTATTTCCTCCGTAATTTATGATATATTGATTTTTTACTTGAAAGCTGTTCGCCAGTAAAAGCTGTTGCCCACTGTCCGCCCCGTGGAGGCCGCTTTGAAAAGACAGTTAGCGGATTCATCCGCCGTTACGCCTTGATGTGCAGGCGTTCATTGATTTCTCGCTCAGTCTTACCCTTAGTGAGGAAGACAGGTTTTACCTTGAATTCCTTGTCCTTTACAATGCGCTCTAAGCATTCCCAGCTCTCGCTATCCGATAACTCGAAACCATACGGGTCGATGTTCAGGAACAGCCAGATTGGTCCTGCTTGCGGTTCGCAACACATCATCCAGACTTTCAGAATTTTCGTAATAGCGGCAATGCCTTTCTTCCACGAGACCACCATCACGCGGCTAACATCGAAAACCAGAAGCCGGGGTTCCTGCGCATTCTCGACATCAACCTTAACGGTATGTGCAAGGACAAAGCCTTCAGGAGTGGATTTATATTGCTTGACCGCCATCGGTACTTGTCCGGGGATGAGCCTGTCGTGGTCTAAAACAAGCGTTGCATAGCTGCCGGTAACATCGAACAGGATGATTGCATCGGTACTTTTCTTCAGAATCCTGGCAAGCTGCTGCTTGCACCACGATGCGTTGATGACCTCGCTTTTGCCTGTCACCAGTGTATACCAGGCGTTAGTTTTGATTATTGGTTGCATAAAATCCTCGCGTTTTGGGTTATTTTTCAAATTATTACAACCTTTGCAACTAATTGTATTTGTGCTATAATAACAACACAATAAAATGTCGTTGTAAAGGAGGTGGGTGCTTTGCAAATTACTTCCAGCTATCAAGTAAGAACTGTCAGATGCAGTGTCAGCCTTGATGATACGGTTCGTATATACCAGCCAGCACTCTCCTACCTGATTGGTATTGTCAACGACAATTGGGATGCTGTAAGAAGCATAACTACCGAAGGTTTGGAGCAACGACGCTATATCGAAAAGCTGGTTCACGGCAATAGGTGCAGTGAGCAGTTCCCGCAGTAATCTTGCTAATTGTGAAAACACCGACAAGCATACGCTACACCTATGTTTCATGTGGAGGCATTCGTTTGCCTGACACGCGAGGCGTGACAGGCAAAAATGTATAGCCCGAAAACCATGATGAACAGGAGGTCCCCAGATGAGTGAAATCACGTTGAACAGCCTTCCCAAGACCTTGGACGAGCTGAAGGCTATGCCCCAGGCTGCGCTGACTGTGCCGGAGGAAGTGGCCGCTCTGACAGTGGCGGCGCTGGCGCTGTACCCGGAAAACCCTGCCGAAACCGAGAAAATGCTGGATTTCCTGCGCGGCCCGCGCCCCTTGAACGGCATCGACAAACAGTTTATCCGCGACCGTTTTCGCGGCAAGGAATACCTGATGCGTTCCTACCTTGTCGGTTCCACACCAGAAAACAACTACACACCTGTGCAGCCGTACCGAGTCACCGTTTCGGAAAACACTTACAGCCGGACGCAGTTTGTTGACGGGTACCTGACCTTATATGTGGCTTGCAGCGGCGCTGACAGCCCGCGCCCTCTAAAGCTACGCAACAAACCATCCACAGGGCAGTGGTTTTTGTGGGAGCAGCAGCTTTTGACCGGCATCCGTATTCCGCAGGTAGCTGACCCCTGGGCATAACTCCCCGCCCTGCGACCTTACAGTTTTCCTGACAGTTAAATCGCTCTCGACCCATGGACAGGTCGAGGGCGATTTTTAGTTGTGCATTTTTCGTCGAATTTCTTCGGGGGCCATTGGATATCGTAGAAAATCAAGGTGTTTCGTACTTGCCGTAAATCTGTTCGGTAAGGCGCTTGCTGCATTCATCACACAACGAACCATAGGGCATACAAACATATATCAAACCTCATTCGGTATAAATCAACAATATTTCATTTCTATTTTTTTTTATATATTGTAGACCCAATCGGCTTACATTTGTTCTTTCTAGTGTTTTTTGAAGATGATTTGGCTCCAGCTTTTTCCCTAAAATCAATTCTATCATTTTACAAAGTCCTTTTAAACTTCCTTCATAAACAGAGATATGTGTTTTTTTAAAAAACCTCATGATATAGAACGTATACATGCATTTCCCTTTCGTATGCATAAATAATAAAAAATGCGGGGCCGGAGCAATCCGCCGCTCGCTTGTGAAGGCTGTTGTCCGTAAAGCGGCAAAGCCTGAGAAATTGCTCAAAAGAAAAATCATGACCACGAACACGTAGCCACGGTTTGACATTCTCCCCACGGCTAAAGCAGGGGGATTCCTGCATCAACCACCACTGCACAGCAACCGAGGTTGTTGCGTCTTACACGATGTCAGACAGGCGTTACTTCCCGTGTGTCCCACGGTACGGTATGTATTTTTCAAGCGGACTTTTGCTCAAGCCCTTTACGCAAAATATTAACGGCAGCGTTTTTGTCGCGGTCGTGAACCGTGTGGCAAGACGGGCATTCCCATTTCCGGATGCCAATGTTCTTAACCTCTTTGTTCTGGTATCCGCAGCAGGAACAAGTCTGGCTGCTTGGATAGAATGTAGGTACACGAATTACTGTACAACCGTACCAATAGGCTTTGTACTCCAGCATGCTAAAGAAAGACGACCACGAAACACTGGAAATAGCTCTTGCAAGTTTATGATTACGAAGCATTCCCTTTACATTAAGGTCTTCGATGCAGATGGTTTGATTTTCACGCACCAGCATAGTAGACTGTTTTTGAAGAAAATCGTTTCGTTGATTAGCAATCTTTTCGTGGGCGGCAGCGACTCTTATACGCTGCTTTTCACGATTATGTGAGCCTTTCTGTTTGCGAGCCAAACGCCGCTGTTCGCGAGCAAGTTTTTTGGCATTCTTCTCCAAGTATTTGGGGTTATTAACCACAGCACCTTTACTGTCGGAATAGAATTCTTTGAGTCCAACATCAATGCCTACTACACAACCGTTGTTTGGCATAGGCTGAGGGTCATATTCTACATTAAGAACCACGAAATATTTACCGGTGGCTGTGCGTACCACTGTTGCGTTGTGAATCGCACCAATCTCCATAGACTGATGCACTTTTACCCAACCGATTTTCGGTAAGCGAATGCGCTTATTAGAAATGCGTATACCGTTACCAATATTGAGTGTGCGGTATGATTGTTTGGCGCTTTTTTTGCTTTTGAATTTTGGATGTGCAGCTCTATGCTCGAAAAAGTTTGTGTATCCGGCATCAAGGTTTCGCAGCGCTTGCTGCAAAGCAATGGAATCCACCTCTTTGAGAAACGCGTAGTTCACATCCTGCTTGAGCGCTGTCAGCATAGCAGAAGTTTGCTTGTAGCCGCACTTTTCCCCACCTTTGAAAGCGTCCTCCCGCATGGCAAGACCTTTATTGTAAATGAGTCTGCTGCAACCGAGAGTGCGGTCAATCAGATTGCGCTGCTCCCGGTTTGGGTAGATTCTAAATTTTACACCCTTTTGAAATGTCATCCCATTTTATCCTTTTGCCGTTGAGAAGTTTTTTGATTTTCGATATACTGTTTGACGGCGTTACAGCTTAAGTTTCACTGCGCCTTATATCCCCATAGCTAAAACAAGTGGTTTTACGGCGCAATCTGATAAATAATAAAAAATGCGGGGCCGGAGCAACCCGCCGCTCGCTTGCGAAGGCTGTTGTCCGTAAAGCGGCAAAGCCTGAGAAATTGCTCAAAAGAAAAACCGTGACTACAAATACGCAGCCACGGTTAAAAACTGCCAGCCAAAGGCGGTGACCGGCAGGATAGGATGTACAAGCGGGCAGACATAATGGCATATGCAAAAAATCACACTCAGAAAGGAAGGTTTTCTATCCAGCGGGAAAGAGAAAGAGGTTCGAGAACCCGCCGGACCCATTTCCGCTTGTACAATTCTTATTCTATGCGATTCGCACAAACACGCAAGCAAAAAAGTAAAAAAGTAAAAAGAAATCCCCTTGCTCCGATGACCGGGACAAGGGGTTCTCATGTTGAAAGAAGGAAGCTGCATCTCTGCAGCGCAGCACATCTAAGTGCCGCAACCGTCAGTGACGGGTCGAAGGTTTTGGTGTCTACTCCGCACCGGCTTACAAGGCCATCATCGATGGCACCGTCGAGTCTATACCTCCTGCCTTTTATAATGTATTATACCACAAATCGCACTTTTTTGCAAGGTTTTTCTCAAAATCAGGCTCATTTTGTACGCAGCTACGCATCGGCAGCTACGCTTTGACTTTCCCCGCGCCCCTGAGTTCCGGCAGCTACGCAATTTTCGGAGGAGATGCAGTTTTTGTCCGTACTTTCTGTAACTCAATTCCTAAAAGTGTCCGTATTTCCAACTTTTTGGGAATGAGATGCACCAAATCCCTCAACTCATTTGCAGTTTGCCCTTTGCCTTTCCTGTATGGAAAAAGCACCCGCAATGTGGTATAATTAAAGCAAATAAATTCGTCCAGAGCGGAGATACACACGTCAATAACCCACGACTAAAGTCGCGGGCTTGCTCCGGCAAGTCCGTGCTTTAAATGTTGCTGGAAGCAGCGACAAATTATATCACGGAAAGGAGCTAAGGGCGCATTCCTCCCACGACTAAAGTCGCGGGTTTCCTGCGCCAAACTCATGACTATCGGAGACATTCTCGTTAATACCAACCGGGCAAACCTCAATAATCTGCTACCGTTATCGGAAGTGAAAACCAAAAAGGATTTCGCCAAATTCAAGAAGAAGGGCTATACCGTTGGCATGACTGCCGGGGAATTTCAGGAGAAATACCCGCTTCTTCCCGTTGAGAACATTTATGCCTCCTACAACATCCTGTCCTCGCTCTATTATTGCGAGCCTCAAAATCCTACCATCCCTATTGTCTTGAATCTTCAGATTTACGGCGACAAGCGCCTATCTGTTGCAAACGAATCGGATGAAGCATTTCAAAATCGGATTCTCTCGATAGCAAAAGCAATTTCTGAGGGGAATGTCAAGCGGATTCGGTCGTATCTCTTTTCTCTCGAAGACAGTTTCAGGGTTTCGGTGCTCTCGCAGTATATCAAGAACGCAGAGCCCTCAACGGAACTGTACGACCTCTTTATGGATTATTACAAATTGACCGATTATGGGTTCAAGAATCTAAACGAAGCCGATATACGCAAAGTCCTATCCGGTAAATCTGAGGAGCAGAAGAAGAAAACTGCTGAAAAGCTTCGGAAGTTCCCGGATACAATTACCGTTTATCGCGGAGAGGGCAGCAAATCAACGCCGTATACGCAGTCTTTCTCGTGGACGGTCAGCTACAAAGCAGCTTGTTTCTTTGCCTGCAGGTTGCCGAGCGCTGAAGACAGCACTATCGTATCGGCAGAGGTATCGAAGGATGATATCATTGAGTTCTTCCCCGAAAGAAATGAGGCTGAAGTTGTCATTTTGCCGTCTGCCGTGAAATCTGTAAAAGTCGATACTCTGTATGGCTTAGAATCTGTCGAAGAAGAAATTCTCGAAATCATGCCCCTGTACCAAGCCGGCCGCGAAGAGATTCGGCATCTGTATGCAGTTCATGGCAAACTCGATGCAAATGAGTCCGGGCACGATGCCCTACACACGCTGCGTGTACTATTCAACGCGCTGCTTCTCGTTGAGATGGATGGCATTATGCTTTCCGAAGAAGAAACGCAGATGCTGATGGATGCTGTCATTTACCACGACATCGGCCGTACGAACGATTACGTTGACGATAGCCATGGCAAGGCATCCCGCGATATTTATGCTGCTGACCGCAAACCCGAAAATCCCGGTACTGGATTTCTCATCGAGTATCATTGCCTCGATGATGCTGTCGCTCGCAGAGATTTGGAGGCCCTTTCTCTGCCGAACATTGACCGCATCTGGCTGCTGTATACGATTCTCAAAGATGCCGATGCGCTTGACCGGGTCCGGTTCGGGCTCAGGTACCTTAATCCTAAATACCTGCGCAACGATACAGCGCATAAAATTCTGCCCGTAGCACAGCTTTGCTTAGAGCACCTAACATTTTAAGGAGTATACATGGCTATTACACCAGCCCTGAGTCGGGAGTGCCAACTGTATACCAATAACGTGCTCTCTTTAGCCACCGTTCTGAACGAATACCTCGTGGACATGCTGCCGGACAAAAAGCGAGCGAACGGTCTCTGAAAATTGCAGAAAGCTACGGCTTCGAGTTGCATGAGGATGAGACCTATGTTATGCCGTTCGTGCGCAGACAGTGGCTCAAAAAGAAAACCGAAGAATGATACCAACCAATCCGGTATTCCGACACAGCAAGAGGAGCGTCCGCCAAAGCAGACGCTCCTCTTTGTGTTTCTTGTGCTTTTTGTAAGCTTACAACTTACTTGCCGCTGCTGTTCAGGCGCGGGATGGTCTCCGTCTTCGTTTCATTGCAAACCTTGCAGGTATAGGTTTTGACGCCCTCTTTTTCAGCCGTGGGCTTAGTAGTTACGACACCGTCATCCCAAGTATGGTCTTTTTTGGGCGTGACATCGAAAGTGCTGCTCACTTCACCGCAGACGATGCAGTATATTTCGGTGCGACCCTCTTCCTTACAAGTGGGCTCGATAACACGCTTCGCGGCACGATGACCGGTGGCGTGTACAATGTTGTCCTTGTAAGAGAAGCTGTCGTCCTCATTGCACTTGTGCATCGTGTAGCCGTCCTCGGTGCAAGTCGGCTGAACAACGGTAACGGTGAAGGTGTACTTGGTGGGCAGGACCTTTTCAGTCTTGGTCGCATCGCAGTTCTTGCAATTCAGAGTCTTTTCACCGTATTCGTCATAAGTAGGCGGAGTAGTGATGACGCCTTCATCCCAGACGTGACCAGTACCGCCGTAGTCGTAGGTCATGGTATGGGAAGCATCGCGCTTACAGTGCATCAGCATGGTGCCCTTTTCGGTGCAGGTAGCCTTTTTCAGGCATTCGGTGTGCTCGGTGTCCCAATCATGGTAGCCGATAGCGGGCACAGGCTTCAACACTCTTTCGTTGCACCCCTCGTAGCTGCAGTACATCCAACGCTTGCCTTCAGTCTCGCAATAGGGTCCTTCGACGATTTCGCCAAGGCGCGTGTAATCGTGGACATGGACCTTAGCAATGCTCTCGGTCTTGGTCTTGTTGCAGACGGTGCAGGTATAGGTCTTGATGCCCGGCTCGGTGGCAGTGGGCTCCTTGGTGATGACGCCCTCATCCCACTGATGCTCGCCAGTGGCAGGCAGGTCTTTCACATGCTGCTTATCGTTGCAGCGCTCACAAACATTGTCTACGCTGCCAAGAGCACCACAGGTGGCGGGAGTAGTGACTTCCTTGTACTGATGGCCCAGCGCAGCAACAGGCGTATCCTGGTACGTCTTTGCGGGATTCTCGTTGCAGGTGTGCAGCGTGTAGCCGTCCTCTGTGCAGGTAGGAGGAACGACAGTTTCGGTGAAGGTATAGCCCAATGCAGGAATTACTTCCTTATGCACATGGGTCTTGTCATTTTTGCAGGTGTAGGTGCGCTCGCCATCCTCTTCGTAAGTCGCTTCCTTGGTAACAACACCTGCGTCCCAAGCATGTCCCGTCGCAGGAACAGTTTCCGTGTAGGTGTGGTTCTTATCATTCTTGCAGGTAAAGGTCTTGACGCCGTCCTCGGTGCAGGTAGGAGCTTTGGTGACAACACCCTCATCGTAGTTATGCCCCAGAGCCGCAATCTCCTCAGTCTTGGTCTCTGTGCAGCCGGCATTCTGGCACTTATAGGTCTTTACACCGACAGCTTCGCAGGTAGCAGGCGTTGTTACAGTGCCTTCATCCCACTTATGGCCCAGCGCCGCGATTTCCTCAGTCTTAGTCTCTGCGCAGCCATTACGGGTGCATGTATAGGTCTTAACACCAGCTGTCGTACAGGTCGCTGCTGTTGTGACTGTACCGGTATCCCAGGCATGCCCCAGTGCATTCGTATAATCGCGTTTTTCGGTCAGAGCGGAATCCTGGTCGCAGATGTAAACGGTATAACCCTTCTCTGTACAGGTAGGCGCTACCGTATTGCCCTTATGCCAGGTCTTTTCGACCATCGGGATATCTTCCGTGTAAGTAGCACCGCAGGAGGTGCAGGTAAAGGTCTTAACACCCTTCTCATAGATGGTAGCGGGCTTTGTGACCTTACCGGCATCGTAGGCGTGCGGCAGTGTTGCCTTGTAATCGCCCTTATAGGTCAGACCGGGGACCTCGTTGCACTCGTAGATGGTATACCCCTCAGCGGTGCAGGTCGGAGCAACAACGCTCTTGATATGATATGTCTTGTTGAGAGACGGGATTTCCTCGGTGCGTGTCTCATCGCATTCCTTGCACTTGAAGGTCTTGATACCGGTCTCGGTATAAGTAGCAGCCTTCGTGACTGTACCGCCATCCCAGCTATGTCCCTTTGCCGGAACAAAACGGTCATTGTAGTTCATGCCGCCCCACTCATGGCAGATATGCTCATCGTAGCCTTGCGTGGTGCAGGTCGCTTCATGACGGCGAACCGTGAAGGTATATTTTACCTGAGGCTTTGCGGTAGGAGCCGGAGTAGCTGCCGGAGCAGGTGCTGGTGTTTTTGTCGCTGCCGGTTTGGTAGTCCCGCCGGAAGTCGAAGTGCCTGTGCTCGGCTTCTCCGTCTTAGTCGGCTCGCTGGTGGTGTTGTCCTTCTTATCAGTGTTCTCAGCGGGCGTGGCGGTCGGTGCAGGCGTGGCGGTCGGTGCAGGTGTGGCAGTTACTTCTGGTGTTTCCGGAACCGCAGCCTGACTTTGGCTCGTGGTCACATCCGAACTCGTCGTATCGTTGGTATTTTTTCTTTTCTTGCAGCCGGTCAAAGAAACCGCAACCGTAGCAGCCAGTGCTACAGCAACGATTCTTTTCGCTGTACTAACTCTCCTTTTCATGATATACCTCCTTTAACTTTGAGGGATAGTTTTGTAAGTATATTATATCACATTATGTATTTGTTGGAGTCAATTTCAGAAGAATTTACAACTTCCTGATAATGTTCTCCCCTTTGCATAAGCGGTATATCCCGAAACTGTGCATAGTACCCAGTACATATGGCTAACTCTTAGTCCTTGGCACAAGCCATTGATTATATGCCGACAAGAAAAGCGCCCACTTTTTTGTGAGCGCTCTTTTTGTACCTGTTAGGTTTTTGATGAAATTGAAAACTTTCTTTACTTTTTTGCCGAAAATTTCCAAAAAGAAATCTTAGTCGATGCCAAGTACCATTTTCAGGTTACTGTTAAAGGAATCCGCAATGCTGTGTACGGTACGATACTGACCCGTATACCTCATGCATTGCTCATGCGTCAGTATGGGTTTCTCATACTCGATACGGTCGATGCGGATATCCACGGTTCGCTTATTGTTGCAGTAGTCGTCTGGGCTATCTGTCAGGATATAGGGCCCGTAGATAACAGTGCCATAGGCATAAATGCCGCTCTCATGCGCCGGGTCCTGCTTGCCAACATGCAGCATCACGATGTCCCCAATCTGCATGTCACGGGTAGCAAGGAACGGCTCCACATGCCCGGGTCCTTTGACCTTGTCGAACAGGTTCCATTGGCGAAGGTTAATAGGTTCAATATAGAATGTCACCGTAGCACCTCTGATGCATCAGTTGTTTTCGAGCACCCACTTCACATACTTTCTGGCAATGCTCAGCGGGTGGTCGGGGAATCGCTCATCGAATATATCGCGTTCCGAGAAGTTCATGAGAAAGCCTTCCCTGTATTCGGAATCATATGGGTCTTCAAAGAACATCTTCATCATTTCCTTGGTGGTGAAATGCTTTTCTGGGGATTTCTCCTTTATGGCGTTCTGGAACATTGCAAATCCGAAGCTGTCCCGCGCCCCGGTCATGCCTTCCTCGGTGAAACTACCATTGATAAAATAGTCATCCTCGCCGACATTCACATTCAAGTTCAACAGATACGATACCTCCGGTTTCGGTAGGCCCTGCACCGTCTCCTGAATTTTCCGAATAGCGTAGATGTATTTGTGCCCCTTCGCGGTCAACCCGTTCTTGCACTCCAAAAGACCCATATTCTCCATCAGGGACAAGCGCACATCTTTGACGGTATCCTCAACGGAATCGTAGTCCATCGCTTCTTCCGGTGCCACAATCCAGGCAAAAATCAGGCCGAAGCACTCGTCATTGCGAATACCGCATCCGACATTGGGTTTCGGAACCGTATCGGGCAGAGGCTTGTTGAGGTTACCGTATTCGTCCGGCTTCACTTTAAGTTCAAATGCTTTGAAATTCTGTTCAGACATTTCCTGTACCTCCTGCCTCAATCATTGTAGGTGCATTTTTTGGGCTCAGTCGATTTCGCCCATTTCGCGCAGCGTATCCTCTGCGTCACCGAAAATTTTATCGTAGTCGTCAGGATATGTCAATGTCCCCAAGACATTTTCGGTCTTCTCGTCTACATAATTGATGACAAATGAAGAGCGCACGCCCCGTCTATAGCTTCAAAGCTTAGGCGGGGTTAGCTCGTTTCTTGGGTCAAATATCGAAAAATACAGTTTCCCTGCTCATTCCGATTCGAATATTGCGTACGCGTGTGAATTGCATACAATAGAATTGTAGAATACTTTGAGGGAGGTGAGTGCTTTGAATATTACATCCAGCTATAAAGTCAGAATCGTCAACTGCAGTGTCAGCCTTGACGACACAGTTCGTGTATATCAGCAAGCACTCTCCTACCTGATTGGTATTGTCAACGAGAATTGGGACGCCGTAAAAAGCATAACTACCGGAGCTTTGGAGCAGCAACACTATATCGAAAAGCTGTTTACACTCGTTTCCTTATAGGATTTACTGCACTGAACTATACATAATCTAATTGTATAATTTCTGTCGCAAAATTGCAAATAAAGTCTGCTCTATTCTTTTGTTTTCGCCTATTGCACAATGTACGCCGCATATCTTTGTTCACTTCGTCCATTGACAGCATCAGCAGTCAATCTCCACTGTCTCGTCTTCGCAATCGACATTATCCAGAGGTTCGCCCCACGAGTAATTTATGTACTGTTCTGAGGGGTCATCATATGTCGAGTAGTCAAAATCATCACCGCCATCACGAACCGGGTTCCCATCCACAGTCGCATACCAAGTATCGAACCTCATAAACCGATGTTCGGCACAGTATTCCTCATACTGCTTAAATAACTCTACGCACTGCGGCCACGGCAGTGGACTCCTCACATAAAACTTCAACTGCCACGGTGCATACGCGGTCAGGTCCTCCACTCCATAGCGTTTCAAGCCTTTGAGGGCTTCCTGCCCCAACTCACCTTTGAAAAACTTTCGTACCTGCTTGTCCATCTTCATTTTGAAAATCTCCTTTTAAATTAGTAGGTCTAAAATTTAGCCCTCTATTGTATAAGAGAACAAGAAATCAGAAATTTTCCAGCAAAATTTCAAATTTTTTCTCTCAATAAATAAAACAGAGTGAAAATCCTCGAATTGATTCACATTAAGAAGCTTTTTCAATACTTTAAGGAGATTTTTTCTGAGACTTTGTAAACCGCCACCTGCAAATCAGCACTCGATGTGCTATTTGTCTTTGATTTGAAATATGGACAATTTTATCAAAATTGATAAATTATTCGTTGAAGTCCAAATTATGGGACAGACAAAGTAGTATAATAAAGACAGGCTAGAAAGCAAAGCGCCTCCAAGCCTGTCTGAAAATCACCATTTTACACACTATCGCCGTTTTCACCATCTGCCGCAAGGTATGCCGGGCAAGAATGCCTCTGCCTGAGCCTCAGGGACGAATGTCAGAACGGAAGACAAGGATATACCACTCTCTCGAAAGGAGCGCTCATCATGAACATCCCTCAAATTCCTACTGGACGTAACAGCTACTATGACCTCGGCCCCACAAAACAGTTTGATGTCGAAACAATCCGCGAGGCTCTGCGCCTATATGAGGATGATTTGGCTGAGAAGTTTGAGACAGCAAAGCCCAACAGCATGGAGCGCATCGAGATGGGTGCAAAAAAGGCATCTGCTCAGGCCCTCATCGCAAGACTTAGCAGACGCCTTCCCCTTTATGCAGATTGAAAGGATTCTAATACAGATATGACCAATACCGAAATCATCGCAACCATGAGCCGCTGTGTATGCGGCACCCGTATTCAGTGGACCCAAAACCTCGATAACAGCACACATCGAGGCGTGGTGGACGAGTTCTACCCCCAAAACGGTGCCGAGGACGCATATCTCGCCGTCATCGAGCCGGGACGCTATATCCCGGTTCTTGGTGCCAGCGAAATACAAAAAATATCGATTTTGGAGGACAGCCATCATGATGCCTAACTACATTCAGAGAAGTCCCGAAATGGACCGTATTGCCGATGCTTTCTCCGGGTACATCCACCGGCATCCCAACTTAGACCTTATCTGGTCCGAGAAAATCGGGTATGTCCTCATGACGATAAATTCCGACAAGCAGCGATGCGAGGATTATTGCAGTTTCCGCACAGCGCACGATTTAGCTTTCCGCCTATTCAGCGAAGTTGTGACCGATGTCGTACTAGAATACGAGGATTGCGATGATGTTTCCAATCTGGGTGATGAAGGCCGAGAAGAGGTTAAGCAGCGGTGGGCTCCGTTTTTGGAGATGCTGCCGGAGTACAAGGGCGTTTGCGAGGATATTCTCGCAGGGAACAAGGACAAATATAGCGAATGAGGTAGTGTACTATGGCGAACGATTACGGCTATTTCGGCAGCGGCAACACTGGCTATGCCCACTATAAACAGTCGTTTGACCGCAACTTTGGCGGTTCCGGTGGCGGCGGTGGGAATCACAACAGTGGCGGTAATGGTTCTGGCTGCGGGCCTCTGTTGCTTATCATTGTTGTTGCCGTAGTCACTGCGCTTGTGCTGCTGGCAATGTAATTCTTGCTATGCGGTGTTTGCTGCCAATAAAAAGCAGGACCATCGCTTGCGGCGCGTTGGTCCTTCTTCTTTTCTCGCCAATTCTTGCCTTTTTGTCGCACTAATGATATAATGTTCCTGAACAACATTTCACTGAATTTCATTTCAGTATGACAAAGAGGTGCAGCAGATGTTTGTAGGTCGAGAGGAAGAGCTTGCACTCTTGCGGGAGGAACATATCGGCAAGGCTGTGATGGTATATGGCAAGAGGCGGGTCGGTAAGACCACACTCATTTTGAAAGCTCTCGAACAATGCTCCTATCAGACTGTATACTTCGAGTGCCTGAAAGGGACCATGCAAGAAAATATCAACGGTCTTGTACAGGAACTGGTTCGCGTGAAGGTTCTGCCCGTGCCTCTTGCCTTTAGCTCCCTGCAAGATGTATTTGCCTACCTCAATACCCTGACCCAAAAGATGGTAGTCGTTGTTGACGAGTACACCCATCTTTATGCCATGAACGACTCCGGCGTAGTTGATTCTGTTTTCCAGAGCATCATCGACAACCGCCTTTCAAATATCGAACTCATTCTCGCTGGCTCGCATATCGGGATGATGAAGGACCTTCTGCAAGAGAGGAATCCACTATATGGTCGTTTTGCCACCTCCATCAAACTTGATGAAATGAACTATCTGGATGCAGCCAAATTTTATCCGGACAAGAGTGCCTATGACAAGGTGGCTCATTATGCCGTTTTCGGCGGCTCACCCTTCATCAATCAGGCGCTGAATCCTGCTGCTACTCTGCGAGATAACATCATCAGCACAATTCTTAATCCGATGAGTCCCGTGTACCTGTATGCCAGCCAGCTGGTCTTCTCGGACAATTCCTTGAATGTCAATTCCGAGCGAATCTTTTCTGCTCTTGGGAACGACAGGAAGCGCTATACGGAAATCGAGGATGCGTTGCGCGTCAAGAAAACCGGAAACCTCGCTAAACAGATAAAGACCCTGACAGACCTCGAAATCCTTGCTCGCAGCATTCCTATCAATAAGCCTAACGATAATAAGAAGGCGACCTACGAACTCAACGATAATCTTTTGCGGTTCTACTATGCATTTGTGTATAAGAACTCAAGCGCATTGCAAGTGTTAGGCGCAGAGGCTTTCTATGATGAGTATGTAGCTCCCGTTCTGACTCACTTTATTGCCCATCACTTCGAGGATATCTGCCGGGAATATTTCAGCCTGCAAGTCCGTTCTGGGCGGATGAACGGTGTCCGCAGCATCGGCAGCTACTATCTCGATACCGCCGTTCGCTGCGAGATTAAAGAGTTTCCTGTCTCCGTTGAACTCGCAGACGGCTATGCAGTTTATCTGCCGAAATACTCTGCTCAGCCGATGACCATTGATGAGATTCATGGCGAGGCGCAGCGGATGGAAGGAGTCAACGACCCCGGCATTAAACAGCTTGGTTTCATCTCTATCAACGGTTTCGTGGAGCAGGAGAAGCCCTACATCTACCTCGATGACAATGATATTTTTGCAGGTATGTAGTCCGTAATATGCTGTCTTACACATCATCGCTGTAACTCGCTGGATTTCAACACAAATCAAGGTCTTTTTAAAGAGGTTCACCCATGGAAAAAGCCACATACAGTCTATCTGCTCTAAAGCAGTGCAAGGAACTCATCCGCAAAAGCCGATGGAGCACACGGTTGAAGGCCGAGCATAATTCCCGGTGTGCAGAGGTCAATGCCCTGTTCGCATCCTGCCAGAAGCTGCTCAACTATGTCATGTTCCAGCCAGACCTCTCCCCTGCCTATGACTATCAGCAGATGGTTTCCTCGAAGAAATGCACGAAAAAGCAGCTGGACAATCAGCTGCGAGTATGCCGCTCGTTCGCTGAATCTCAGATTTCGTACATCGAAGATGCTATCCGGGATGGGTCCGTAAATTGCATCCCATGAATCTCAATACCAAGGGAGACGCTTTTCGCGCCTCCTTTTTTGTTGTTGCCCCGTCAACGCGACTTTATGAGCCAGTCACGCTGTTTTCGAGTAAAAATTCAAAAACTGCCGTTCTTAGGGTAATATTGGCAAAAGCCAGTGCAGACCCAATCGCGCTGCATCGCCGTTTTCGTGTCAATGTAACATAGCAATATCACACTGGCAAGATACATAAACCTTTTCTAACACCGCACATATTTTGCGCAAAGTTTTCCTAGCCGAATGCTAATTGTTACATCATATTACCCTTGATTTTGCGCCGATTTCCACAAAAATCACAACAAATCTATAAAAACCGAGCATATCTCGCTGTATGTTCGAGAGCAAAATATGTGTTTTTTAAGCGTCATTAACCATTCTCGAGTGTTTTATGCCTTAAAAGGCTGTTCACATCAAAAGAGGAGGCATTGTAAACGGTTAATCCCCGCTCTAAAGCGTACTTTACGGTAAACGCTGTGCCGCCCGTAGGCTTGTTGCAGTAGCAGATGCAGTAGCGAGAGCCATCCACCAGATGTCGGTCTCTCACAAGATATGCGCCCCTGCTCGGCTCTTTGGACACATAAACTATCTTATCCATCTGTCGGTCGAGGTTCTTTGCATGCAGCTGTTGTTCGGGTGTCCACTTGGCTCTGTATCCCTCAAACGGCAGCACCTCGATAATCCGCATCCGGGAGTTCTCCTTTTTGAGCTCTAAAAGCAGGTCCGCCATCATCGTATCGAAGCCTAAAGCTCCACCCACGCCAAAGTAGGTGACGCCACTCTGGATGAGCGGGATGAGTCGATGCCGGACCCGAATCAGTATCTTAGATTCCTCTCCGGGAGGGATAATCCTGTGCCCAGTGAAGCAGCAAGTCTTGTCTGTGTACTTACCCATTTGCCCACCCCGCTTTCAATTTTATCGTGTTGTATCATTTTTTAGTTAAATTTTCTTGCCATGTCTAAATTGCTAAATTTCCAAAACAATATTGACGAATTTATATTGTTTGATATAATGAAAGCAGTATGACAACCTATCCATATAGTAGTAAAATTGGTGTATGAAAATGAACAAGAAAACTTATCCGTATCATTTGACTGCTGCTGAGGAGTCCGTCCTCGATATCCTCTGGAACAGCAAAGACCCGCTCACCGGGCAGCAGATTATCGAAGAAGCCAAGAAGGACGAAAGCAACTCTTGGCAGGAGCGCTCGATTTTTCTATTTCTCAATAGCCTCATGGACAAGAAGTTCATCGAGAGCGTCGGCTTCGTTCGTGCAGGCAAGACCTATGCGAGAACCTTCCAGCCAGTACTGTCCCGTCCCGAGTTCTACGCCCAGCTGGTGAACGCTGCTCTGACCGACAAGGAACTTGTCGTTTTCAAGCGTGCTCTTAAAGCTCTCAACAAGGCCGATGATGAGGTCGAAAACTAACCCGCTATCTTCCTCCTTCTAATTTTGCCGTGGTGTCTTCCCTGTTCTTTCAAGCGGGGTTTTCGTCCACGGCATTTTCTTTTGCTTCCACGAACCACTTCCCTACCTCATAATACAGGTAGGTGCTGCACCGGCCTATCTGGCAGGTATACCGAACACCGACACCGCCTGTCTTTGAGTATTTTCGAGGCAGTATCTCGGAGATATTTGTGATGTCGAACCTCTGCCCGGTATCCCAGACGACGGTTTGCGGTGTGAGCGTTCCGTCCGGCAGGAAGTCTGCGATGACTTCCACATATTTCTTAATTCGCTGTTCAGGCATATACTATTAAATGCTCCCCTGCAAATACCCGTGCGGGTGTATTGTATGGTCTCCCTTTGCGTCGCAATGCGAAAGGAACCTGTCCTTGTACATCACGCAGCGCTGTACGGAATAGTATCCGAATCGGTTCCGGACTCCGTCGATAGTGGATTCGAGTTTTTCCATGGATTCCTGCTTTTCAGCAGAATAGTCAAAGGATATCTGGCTCGGCTCTGTGTCTGGTCGTAGGTCAATAGCGCGAACACCAATCGAACGGAGATGCTCATTCCACCGGTAGTTCTTCTTATATAATAGATAGGCGGCTTGCGCTATCTCCCGCTCCTGCATCGTGGGTTGTCCGAGTTTTGTCTGCCGTTCGAACGCAAAGAGGCTCGAATCCCGAAGCGTCACCTCCACGCCCCGGCACCGGAAATGATTTTCCCGGAGCCGTGCCGCAACGCTCTCTGAAAGCAGATAAAGGACTATCCAGACATCTTCATCCGTCATAAGGTCACGCGGCGTAGTCCAGCTGTTGCCGATGCTTTTGATGGGCGCAACGACATCCTTGTACTCGTACTTGGCTACTGCAGAGGTATCCATGCCGTTGGCGAACTGCCAAATCATGATACCGACCTTGCCGAGTTTTTCTTGGATGAACTTAGGGTTCGCCTGCGCCAAGTCCCCTATCGTATGCACGGCGTAGTTGGCGAGTTTCGCTGATGTCTTGCTGCCGACATAAAGCAAATCCGAGGCAGGAAGCGGGAATACGATGTCCTTGAAGTTCTCTCGATTGATGACCGTGATAGCGTCCGGCTTCTTGTAGTCTGAGCCGAGCTTTGCAAGGGTCTTGTTCCAGCTAACACCAATAGAACAGGTGATGCCAAGTTCATCCTTTATCGTGTCAGAAATCTTCTTAGCTATCGTCAGACCGTTGCCGTACATCATCCGACTGCCGGTACAATCGAGCCATGCTTCATCCAGACCGAACGGCTCGACCTGGTCCGTGAAGCGCAGGAATATCTCTCTGGTATACCCGCTGAACCTCGTATACATGTCATAGTGTGCCGGTACAAAGATAATATCCCGACAATGCTGCTGTGCCTCCCAGAGCGGCATGCCGGTCTTTACGCCCATACGCTTTGCCGGATAGGATGCTGTCAGAACGATACCGCTTCTCCTCTCCGGGTCTCCGCATACAGCAATCGGTTTCCCCTGCAATTCCGGGTGGTAGGCCATCTCACAGGAAGCGTAGAAACAGTTCATATCACAATGGAGTATTGTCCGCTCCTGTGCCATGGTCTTTCCCCTCCCGCTGCTCGTTTTACGCGATATTGTTGTATTGTGTTGCTTATTGGTTGTTTTTATTATATCATTTACAACCGACAGTTGCAATATAGATTAAAAAATTCTCCGGTTGTAGTCCGATTTACGCTACTACAACCGCTGACTTCTTGACAAAATGAAAAGAGGCGTTCTCAATGACGCCTCTTCGTGCTATAATAGTAAAAAAACAGGATGTGATAATATGCAAAGTATTGAGGAACGCGCAGCAGCCGCGTATGAACTGAAAGCCACCGGCAAGTGCAACTGCTCGCAGTCGGTTGTCAAAGTATTTCAGGACAAGCTGCCTGTCGATGAGGATACCCTCATGAAGCTGACGGCGGGGTACGCTGCCGGTATGGGATGCATGGAGAGCACCTGCGGCGCTCTTGTCGGCGCTGTGATGGTAGCAGGTATACTGACCGATGGCATAGCCACGCCCCGGATTTCTAAAGAACTCCTGCAGAAGTTTGAGGCTAAATGCGGCGCTACTATCTGCAAGGACTTGAAAGGCATCGAAACCGGCAAGCCGCTCTGTCCCTGTCCTGAGTGTGTACGCAATGCAGTGCTTGCACTTGGCGAGGTTTTTCCGGACTAAGACAAACGGCAATTCTGAGGGTATTGGAGGGTATGAGGCATGACTATTGCGGAAATTTTAGAGAAGATGATTTGCTATTCTAACGGTAACATCCACGACATCGACCATCTTGTTCGTGTCTGGACATTCGCCAAGACCATCGGCGAACTCGAACATATTGATGCTGAGACGCAGTACATACTGGAAGTTGCCGCTATCACGCATGACATTGCCTGCCCTCTCTGCCGAAAGAAATACGGCAATGCAGACGGCAAACATCAGGAGCTTGAAGGCGGGCCCTTGGTGCGGGAATTTCTGCATGATACTGGTCTGACCCCGGCACAGGTTGACCGCGTTGCGTATCTGGTCAGCCATCACCATACCCTGACAGACATTGACGGCATCGACTACCAAATCCTCATCGAGGCCGATTACATCGTGAACGCCGCCGAGAGCGAGTACAGCAAGGAAAATATCAAGGGGTTCATCCACAAAGTAATGAAGACAAACAGCGGCTCGATGCTGGCGCGGCAGATTTTCTGCGTTTGACGAGCAAAAGCCAGAGCAAAAGGAGCGTTAAAACGATGGCAAAGAAGGTTCTTGTAGTTTCCACAAGCCTGCGCGGAAATAGCAATTCGGAGATTTTGGCAAAGGAATGCGAGCGCGGCGCGAAGGATGCGGGTCATGAGGTTGAATTCGTGTCCCTGCACGGCAAAGATATCCGGTTCTGCATCGGCTGCATGTCGTGCCAGAGAACCGGTCACTGCGTTTTGAAGGATGATGTAGCCGAAATCATGGCAAAGGTCAAGGAATCCGAGGTCGTCATCTTCGCCACGCCTATCTATTATTACGAGATGTGCGGCCAAATGAAGACGCTGCTTGACCGTCTGAATCCTCTGTACGAGTCCGACTACAAGTTCCGTGACATTTATATGCTTGCCACCGCCGCAGATGACGATGCACACGCCATCGACAAAGCCTACAACGGTTTGCAGGGTTGGGTCGATTGTTTCGAGAAGGCTGAGCTTAAAGGCTATGTGTTCGGCAAAGGTATTGCCGAGCCGGGAGATGCAAAGAACCATACTGAGACTCTGCTGGACGCCTACAATCTTGGCAAATCCTTGTGAGGCATAGCGAAGGCCATGACGATTCGATACGCTGTACCCGCTGATGTTCCCGCCTTATCCGCCGTTGAGGCTGAATGTTTTCCGCCCGCTGAGGCGTTGCTCTACCGCCAGCTGGGTGCCAGAGTATGCTGGTTCTTCCGTTCTGAACACACTATACCCTTCCCACGCATCCACTCCGGTAACTAAGCGTTCAAGGCTTGTCTTTTTCTCGCACAACGTTCGTGTGCCACATCAGCGTATCCTCGTCATCGGTCTCGCTGCCCGCATCGGCTTCTTCCTCCAATGCAGGCGCAAACGCCCAGAGGTCTGGCCAGTCGAGTATCGAGCGCAGACGGTCGGATACGCTCTTCCCCTGCCAGTTAAAATCCGTGCAGAGCGTGCCCTCGTAATGGAAGCGTTCCCGCTTATCGTTGGTCAGAACGAGTTCCCAGCTCCCGCCATCGCAAACAAACCCTGTTGGCTCATAGGCAGAAAACGCCGCCTCAAACATTGCCAGAATATCCCTGATGTCCTTTTCGGATTCTCTGCGCACATATACCTGATTCAACAGATACTTCGACCCGTTCCCGAAATTGTAGCAGGACAGTCTTGCCGTTTTCTTCTTAACGGAAACTTCAAGCTTCTGCTCCACCTCGGCATCTGGCTCCGGGATAGGCCCGTAGCTCAAAGCATTTGATTTCAGCCGCAGCTTTACCAACTTTCCCGAAAAGGGTACGCCATCATACATTGCTCTGTTCCTCTAGTTCTGTGCGTTCTCAGCCGCAGCGCAGTCCTTGCTTCCGCACGCCAATTCCCGTTTTGTCTTTATGCGTGCCTCGCCGCCCGCCCAGAGGATGAAATCAATCTTCTTAGTTGCGCTGATGTCCTTGTATTCCGGGAATGCCTTGTCAAATTTCCGAATCCACTCTTTTGCGGTTGGGTGCTTTTTGAAGTCATAGTACCAGCGGTCGATGTCATTGTAGCAGCTAATCACGCTGCTCACCGTCGCTTTCCCGTTCTTTGTTTCGGGTTTCATCAGCAAAACACTCAGGACCATGCTGTCCCAGATAGGCTTATTCGGGTTAAGTGTTGCGACCATCTTGCTGGCAAAAGACGCTTCGACATTTCCGGTTTGTGCGTACAGTTCTTCTAAGACCTCAGCAAAATCCGGTGCCGTCTTCTGTTTCGTATCCTCGAAAATTCGGTAAAACTTCTTCCGCCACTCCTCGTTACGCCGTATCCGGTAAAAGTGGTTGAACTCTCTCTGGAAGTCCTTATCTGCCGAGACATCCGTATTCCAAACTTTGTTCATGATGGAGGTATAGTGCTGCATTGCAGTTTTTACTTCTCGTAACGCCTCAATCGCATCGTCAACACTGATACTCGGTATAAACTCATCGGCACCGCCCATATAGGGCTTCGGCCTAGGCTGCCATGCCAAAATCATATAGTCCGGCCACCGGTCTTGGCACAGGCTGTCGCTCCACCATTTCCCCCGTGTGAAGTACAGCATGGTGGTTATCCTTTTTCTGCCTCGGGTCACGAGATAATAATCCGACTTTTTCGGCAAACCTTCTTGGACCGGAATCCAACCATCGGCCTCTGCGAACGGTATTCTTTTCTTTTCGTCCATGCGTATCCCTCCATCGGCAATTATCGTAGCCGCCGGAATTTCCGTCTTGGAAAAGCAGGTTTTGCTTAACCCGCACTATTATCTGAGTTCTTCTGCGTCCCCATCCTTAATGATGTACAGCACATCTTTAGCTTTCTGCAACTCTTTCGGGATGGCAGTCGCCTTGCAGCGCCGGAGCTCTACGACTTGCCCGGCCAGATTCTGCTTCTTCGCAGGAGTCGGCACAATGACAACATCACCCAAACACACATCGTCATCGCACCGATAATACCGAACTCCAACCACGCCGAGAATCTCAACGCCGCAGAAAACGGCATCGTCAGTCTTTGCCGGGACTCGGTCGAAGGTTCTCGCATTGAACATCTCGCCGAGACTCTCCGTGTCAAAGAACGCAGCAACTCTGCCGATGAAGTTTGCCCAGTTGTACGGAAGTCCTTCCTTGTCGAAAGACCCGGAATAGGATGCCGATTTCTTGTCCGTGTACAAAACCGTGATTTGGTAGGTCCTGCTGACACCTTCTTTTGTGACAGGTTTCGGATTCACCTCGCCAGGCTCAAACAGAGGCTGCTCCTCATACCATGCAAGCAGGTCCTTGACCGCTTCAGGCATCTCAAATGTCAGGGATACACGCTTGTTGTTCCCCACCCTGCGGTTGTAGACGATTTCATGGGTCCTGTTGCTGATGATGAGCCGCTCGGTGGTCTCCTCCACCGGCGCATGATACTTTTCTGCGACCTTCTCAGCTGCATCCTCCGTCACCGTCTGATGGAAGTCGATGTCGATGCTCGACACATGGCTTTCTTTATCGATGCTCATAGCAAAGCCATTGAGTTCTTTGAGCGTCGTCCTTTCCCTGAGAATCTCAGTTAAGGTCTTGCCCTCGTACATGAAATCCTGTCCGTTCGCGCCATGATAGAAGAACACTTCATCCTCATCGGTCAGCAGCCGGACCTTCCAGAATCCGGAATTAGCCAGGACTTTCATTTTCTTGTACTCGGAGAACACGGCAACAAACGCATTGAAGATGTATTCGGCATCATCCACCGGTATCTGAACCTTGCGCTTTTGCCGACCAGCCACGCGGGTTGCAGTGAGTTTCACGGTGCCGTCCGGCGTGATTTCGAGGAGTTCATCCTCATTTCGTGACTGGTTGACAACACTGTTGAATCCATAGTTCCGCAGCCGGATTTTAACGAGCTTACCCTTGAACGGCAGCTGTTCGTGCGTGATGTATTTGCCCATTTGCTATGTCCTTCACTTCTAAAGCGGTCATTTGCCGCTGTCCGCCGCCACTACCTGCTCCGCGCCCTTTGCAGCCGAAGCGCTCGTGAAATACCGGAGCGGGATGTTCTTGCTGCGAACGATATCGATGATTTTATAAAACGCCTTATGCGACATATAGTTCGTCTGCAGCCATACCATCTCGGCACCCTTGATTTGCTGACTGCTCGGAACGCCTTCGATGAACTTTACATCCGGCAGCATCGGCTTGATGGCTTTCAGCCAGGTCGGATGCCCGCCGAACACGACATGCTTCTTCTGGGTATGGTACGGGAACGCAGTGCTCGGTTTCTGGCTGGGCTTCTCCTCCCCTGCATCGTTTGTCAGAGCGAAAATCAGTTCGCGCAGGTCGTTGAGTTCCTGTTTTTCTACGGTTCTCTTATTCGCCTGCTTCTCTAAGAGGGTATCTTTATCAGACAACTCCTTCTTTGTTTTGTACAGTTCCTCTTTCTGCTGTTCGTTCTCTTTCCGGAGCCTTTCGAGCTCCTTCTCATACTCCTTGCATTGTGCTGCGAGAGACTCGGTATTGTCCTTGAAATCCACCCGCTCTTCGAGGTTAGAGAGCACAGAGATATACGCTCCATAAATAGCCTTGCCCTCATCTGCCGTTACGCCGCAGTCGTAGAGGGATTCTGCGAACACATCGATGTTCCTTGTATTGCGGGGCACTATCGCGCCGTTCGTGAAGGTGTATATAGCTTTCGATGGCGTGTATCTGAGGTTATCCTTCCGCTTCGTATCGGGAGGCAGGTGCAGGCTCATATCGTTCCAGGAAATCGGCACCATCCGGCTATCCTTCGTATGGAGCTCGTGGTAAATGTCAATGTGCGGGAAAACGTCGATGATATCCGCCGTGTTAGCTCCGTTCTTGTCGCTCAACTCCTTCACGGTCCCACCGCTCCACGGCAGCTGAGCTGCAGAGAAGGACAGGATAACGCTGGTCGGATAATATAGCCACGCGAGGTCATCGCCTTGGTCGAGGAGGTAGTAGAAGGCAAAGCACATCTCATACGGGTCCGGCACTGAATACCGCGCTGCATACCTTGCTATGAGTTTCGGATACCGTTTTGCCCAGCTTTCTTCGGTCCAGTAGGATTTTATAATGCTGTCGTTCTGGAAATCGGATATCTCGTCATAGAGTGCATCGCGTTCATCCTGAATCGCTTCCATCTCATCGATGATATTATCGCTGCGGTTTTTGAGGTCAAATACATCTGCTGCAACCTGCATCTTATCATCAATAAGCGGGACACCTTCTATTCTTCGCTGAATACTCTTTCCGGTAAAGGCAGCTTTCGCTTTTTCTGATAGTTTAACGCTTTCCTCAGAGATGACTTTGAGCTCTTCTGTTTTCTTTCTGAGTTCTTCGGCGTACTTTATCTCCTTCTTTATCCACTTGTTTCGGCAGGTGAAATACCGGCTCACCGCGGCTTTTGACATGAACGCGAATGTGTTTACGGTATTATCGACCATGTCTTCCGGGAGCAAAGCCAGAATCCCCTCAAACACCTGTCTGGACGGCACATCCTGATGCTGTTTCCCGGCAATCGTATACCCATCCGTGACAAAGACCCTTGCCGGGTCCTTCGGGGATTTTATAAGTCCAACACAGTCCTCGTTCCGGTGCAGGATGGTGTATACCATGCTCCGCAACACTGCCTCGCTGTAGCACGGAGACACACATTTCGGCAGACGCACGGAATTCAGTTTATCTTTGTCTTTCGGAAGGAGTGCCAGCGCCTCGTCCATCTTCTGATTTGCACGAATTGCGTCGAGAATCCAGATGGCCGCTGCCAGAGAATAACAGAACATCTCTTCACCGACATTGTACGGCGGGTCCATGAGGATGTTTATCGCAATCCATTCGTCATCAAAGTTAAAGCTTGGGTCGCCCTTGATGCAGCCCTCTGCGATACGCTTCGCCACAGCACGGTTCTTCTCCATGGCATCAATACGCCGCTCCACGCTGCGTTTATCGAGGTCGAAGGACGCTGCCACATTTTCTTTTTCCGCAGCATTGATATTCGCCAGTCCCTTTATGGCTCCACCGAATGCATTCCTGCACTTCTCGCGGAATGACGCCGGGCGATTATTGTTTCTTTTCGCTTTCGATTTCATAGCGGCTCCCTCGCGTTGTTTTCTTCTGTCTCCTATTATACCATATACTACCTTGTACGGACAGATTTTGACAACAAAAAAGAGGCCACTTGTTTGGGTGACCTCTGGATTAAAAAGTCTTTGTCATCGTTTTGCCATTGCTTTGCCGTGTTTTTCCCGAGCACATCACAATCATTTATCTCCCCGCATTTTTTCGTATTCTTTCTGGATGTCTGAGAAGAGTATCAGGTTGCTTGCCTGTCCTTTGCTTCCCTTCTTGAAGCCTTTAAGCTTGACCTTGCAGTCTAAGGCGGTTTCGAGGTCTGCAATTCTGGCATGGTCGTTGCACAGCGGCAAGGGATTTTCGTCATCCGGACCGCAGGTGATGTTCAGGATACCGTACAGCCATTTGCCGGGACTCATGATGAATTCCTTATCGATGTCCGTTTCGAGGAGTTCTACACCCGGAAAGTAGGGCGTTTCGAGTCTCGGGAATTCTTCCTCATCGAAGTTGAAGCTGTAGGTTAGCACGCAGTCAGGTGACGGCGTTTTAATGGTACAGCGGAACCGCTCATCGGGGAATGCCTGGCACCGCGTCACGGAATACTGATAAGTTCCCGTGCAACTTACAGCAAAGTTGAAGTATTCGACCCACGCATCAATGTTCGTCAGCTTATACGCATGTACGGTTTGCAAGATACACTCAATTGCTTCGTCCTTATGTTCCTGCAAAAGCCGCCCTTCCTCGGTATCGGCACCGAAGCTGAACTCTAACCCCGTATCCTTGCTGTATCGGCCTTTCGTGTAGTTGCTCAGCCAGCGGATTCCGAGGACCTCAAACGCTCCATCGTAATGCGAGAAGGCATAGGCATGCTCATTGATACGGAGCGTGCCTTTGATGACATACTCGGAGTCGTAATACTTTGTTTTCTTGTACCGAAGATTATCGGTGCAAATCATAGCAAACATAGTTTCCTCATTTCGCGGGGTTATAGGGTTTCGGCATCGGCTTCCAGGCAACAATCATGCCTTCCGGCCACGCCCATTCGCACAACGGTCCATCCCACCATTCGCCGTGCTCATAAAAGGCAGTCGTGGTCAGAAGAGGGTCTTTGCGGGTGACGAGGTAGGAATCGGATTCAGGAGGCGAGGACTCGGTCATAGGTGTCCAGTCGATGGTCTTTTCTAAAGTATCCATAAGCGCCTCCTTAGCTTTTCCGTTCTGCAAGCAGTACTCAGTCCAGCGAGCGCGTGTACCGGCATTTCGGATAGCTGCTGCATCCCCAGAACGCACCGTTTCTGCCATGTCGCATAACCAGAGGCTGACCGCAGAATGGGCACTTCGTTTTCAGGTCCTCAATATGTTGCTGCTTTTCTTCTTTCGTCACCTCAGTGAGAGGACGGAGCAGTTCGGCTAATCTCTCAATATCCGCATGAGAATATACTACCGGTGCATCCTTTATCCGCTTCCGCATAAGGCACAGCATCGTATGACGGTGGCATACCGTGATATCTCCGTCAAAGTATCGCGGGACTTTCTTTAGCGTGCAGCGTTCCGAGAATACGACATAGGATGAAAAGGCTTCTTCCGGCATAGACAGATACTCCGCCAATGCCCTGATATGCGTGCGGTTCTGCTTGACGGGATTGTAGAAGTGTTCCTTGCGACCATTTCTGAAGCACTGTGTCCATTTCAGCTGGTCTTCGCTGCCGAATATCCAGCCGCTGTAGTATTTGCTCTCGATGACAAAGATACCTTTCTCGTGCAGCATCAGCAAGTCGATTTCGGTGGTCTTGCCTTTCATCGGCAGGTACAGGTTAGTAAGAACCACACGCTCCCCTTCGATGCCATTGCTCTGTAAGGCATAGTCAATCAGGTATTCACCGAACTGTCCTGCGTTCCGGTAATGCAGGACAGATTTAAGAAGTCCAGGCTGCTCACCTTTCAGGATTTGCCAAAGCCCCATGGATGCCACCTACAATCCTATCTGCTATATTTCCTTTTTCCGTCGCCAAATGTCCATTGGTTTTGCTGCTGCCTACATTATTATATATATTATACGACAGGCATTACCAAATAGCAATTAGGAGCATATCGAAAACGGCAAGTTTTGGTTGCCTTGATTCCGATTATCTCCCGCCGATGCCTAGCAGTTGTTGTGGGAGATTTTCCAAAACGAAACTTTTAATTCAGGCACTTCGCTATTGACAAACTTCTTTCTTTGTGCATACAACCCGGACGGTTCCCTGCCTTGGGAAGCGGCTATCCGCTCTGGATGAATCCTTCTGCCGAGGTTCACCGTGCCTGCCGTCCCGCCGGTCGTGCAGCCGGAGTCAGCCCTGCCTGCATCGTTCAGAACGGAAAAACATACTAACACCTATACATGCAAAATAGTATACGGAAAGCCTCACTCCAACAAGCCAAAGCAAGTCCCTGACAAGTGTTTAGCAAGTCTCTAACAAGTGCATAGCCCATACGCACCAAACAAACCCGCCGACTGTATCATCGATAGCAGCAGAAAAGGGAGTCGCATTCCACGACTCCCCTCTCGGCAGTAAATCATTTCAGTATTTTATTCAGCTGCAGATTGAAGATTTTGCTCAACGCATCCAGCCGGTCCTTCGGCACATCAATGTTCTCAGGTTCCTTGAATCTAAAGCCTGCCATGTTCTTTAGTTCCGCACGCAAATCATCGGTAAGCATCGCCTGTGCCGTCTTGATGAAATCCCCGCCAACCCTCGGCTCGCACTTCGATATACACCACGCCTGGTTCTTTTCAAGTGCTTCTGTATCGAATTGGAACAGCAGGCTGCGATTGTTGTCATATACCGGAGCCATGCTCTCAATGCGCATTGTGTCATTGTCGAAAAGGAACCCGACGTTCCCCAAGTGCCGGTCGATGTTGAGAATAAGCGCGTCCAACACGAACATCCGGCGCATAAGGTCCTCGCTACCGTATTGTTCAGCGAATTTGAGGAATGCAGCGGGATTCCTGCGATTGGAAACCGGCAGCGCTGCCATCTTAACCAATCCAAACTGCTCGTTGGTAAACAACTCACACTTCGATGCCAGTCGTCCGTGATAGAAGGTGAGTTCATATTGGGCGTTGTCCCGACATAGAATATCGGCTACCTGCGTGGTGAGAAATTCAGACAGTGGTTCGATTTCATAGGTGTCACTGCCGCTTTTGTAGAGATAAACCTTGCCGTTTTCTCGCTGCCAGCATTTTGCATATGCACCATCCGTTCCGAATTCTGGGGATGTTGAAGAAAGCGTCGTCGAGGAAATGACGCCATCAAACGCTGCGTTGGAAACCAATTCATCGAACTCGTTGCGATACAGTGAAACATCGTTCCAAGACAGGGTGCTTTCTGGTTGTTTTACCCAGAATGTGTCGTTAAGAGAAAGGGCGTGGGTCAATTTCAGAAAATTCTCAATGGATTCACAGCCATACTTTTTCAGTAGCTCTGCGATGTGTTTCCTGTGCTTAGGTGCCTTGCGTGCATCAAGAAAATCGCCAATGTTATCGTATCCGATAGGTCGAGATTCTGTATACCATTCAATTTCTTTGCCTGCCACAAAACCGAACTCGTCCTCATAGCAATCAAACAAAAGCCACTTTGTATCTTTGTTCATCAGTAAAAACAACACGCGGAACCACACCTCACTTTATACAATATTTTGCTCTAACAAAAGTATATCTCAATTTATCGTAATTGTCCATGAATTTCATAGCTTTGTCCTTTGTTGGTTCCGTTTTTGTCATTCGTGTCGTTTAGTGTTATTTTCAGCGATTTTTATGCGTATATTTGCACGAATATTTCTGGATTATCCGCACTATATGAAAGCAGCAATACACGCCCCAAGCATATCGCGTTGATTCGTCATTTGTGCGGTATTTGGCAAGTCTTTCATTCCTCATTCTTTTTCTTGCATCGTACTCCCTTTGGGTAGGCCACATGATAGGTTTCGCCTTTCCCCAACTCACAACCAGCATCCTCAGCGTTTTTTCTTGCCCGTTCACTGGCCTTTTGTCTTCTGGGAAAGTTGCAAGGTGTTCCATCACTCGGTAGCTACAGGCTTCCTAAAACATTCTGGAATACGCGGAAATTCGAATCATCTCGCGGTGAGCAATATACAGCGAACTCAATGGTTTCAAACTTCATCCGGTATTCCTGCACCACTGCCTTCATTGCATGTGCTACAGCCAACGGCGGGTTGCTGAACGCACCGCATCCGAATGCGCCAAGGATGACAACCTCATTGCCATTCTTCCAGGCAATATCAAGCACTTTTCTCATCCGCTTTTCGTGCAGCGCCTGCAGTTCTTTCTGGCTGATGCGCACAGCGGTGTTTCCATCACTTGGATTCATACCGTTGCTGGGGCACTCCCGGAGATTCGGGGCCGCGCAGGTCAACACATTGACAGAATACCACTTGTCTTCCAGCAACAGCTTGGGATACGCAGTATCGGACTTGAACGCAATAACGCCCGGTGTGTAGATGCAGTCATCATTGTGCAGCGGGTTCTGTTGGCGGCGATGAGGCGCGTAGAATTGCTTCCAAAGGCTTTCTTCTTTGAGATTCGGATACAGCGTGGAACAGCGGCAGATTGCCTCTTCCTGTGCCGAAGAACCTTTCACCACACCACCGCCCGGATTTGCCGCAGAAGCAAAGTTGTGGATGCAGACTTTCTTCCCTGCATAGGCATAAGGCATTGCTGCTTCCAGTGTGCGTTTGGAACTCACAATGATTTGGGCAGGTCGAGCATAGGTGATTGCCTGCTTCTCTGCGCATTCGATGCCTTCAGGATACAGCTTCTGTTTTTTAGTGCTTTGTTCGATGGCGTTGCGCAGCGTACTGTTTTGTTTGCACAAAGCAAGGGTATCCTCGAAAATCTCGACATTTTCTTGCCTTCCCAT